TCTCTAGTTTATCAACTAATTCTTTAGCATCTTCTTTATTTCTAAAAGTTTCTTTAGCTTTCTTTTCTATTTGCTTTTTCTTTTTTTCACTTTTTACATCTGCTATTTTGATAGCTCCACTACATACATTCTGTTCATTATCAACACAATCACATAAAGTAAATTCTTTAGATTGTTGTCTTTTTCCTTTAGTTTTGGAACTGGTTATTAAAAAAATTCCTTGTTTTTCACACTTTTTACCATTAACATTGATGAATTTAATACTACCATAGAATATATCTCCAGGTTTAAGATCTTTAGAATTTGTACTAGAATCAACTAATAGATCACAAGAAGAATTATCTTTAGTTGTATTTTCTTCTTGATCTTCAACCTGATTATCATGTTCTGTAGCTTCGGATACTTCTGTTTGTTGAGTATCTGTTTTAGTTTTAGATTCATCCTGTTTTCGTTCTTTAGTACTAGATTGTGCAGGTTTATCTTTTTCTATATCTGTAGTACATTCAATTTCTATCATGATGATTTATTTTTTAATGATTAAAAAAGAATAAGGGTAGCTATTAACTACCCTTATTTATATAATTTATAATCTACCTATTATTAAAACGGCAGATCATTTGTTGGATCTGTAAGAGCTTGCGTATTAGTTTCAGATGAAGTTGCACTAAACGGATTATCGTTCTTTACTTCTTTATCTGCAACAACAGGCTTTGTAAATTGGTCAATATTTAGCATAGCAATAGAAGATGCTTTACCTTCTGCTAATTCCATAGGTTCGATGAAAGTATACTTAGCATAATTAGGTAAAGTAGTATAACCTTTATCATTATAAACTACTTTTACTCTTAATTTCTTACTTTTATCAACTTTGTTCAACATATCATTTATCCATTGAGCGAATTGTTCAAAACTCTCTCCGTTAAAATCAAGTTCTTCATCTTTATAATAACAAGTAAGTATCTGTAACATACGAGAATACTGCTTATCCATTTTTGTTTGAAGTTGTTCTTCTGTAGTTACAAATCCGCCAAGAGTAGGTTTCCATTCAGTATGAGTCAACGTTGCTCCGTCTTTCTCAAATACTATTTCTAAGAACTGATTTCCATTAGGAGATACTTCTGTTCTTACGCTTTTCAACACTACGTTTTCAATAATACCAGCTGGAATATACTTAATATCGCTTTTGCTAATACTTGCTGCACGTTCTTTACTATATGTCATAATTTCAATATTTTATTATTCAGGTAAATAAATTCTGTCCCAGTGGACGTTAATTTCATTATTTTCATTGCTTTCCGCAATAACTATCTTTTTACCACGTATATGTGGAGCTCTAGCTTCTCTTACTGAATTATCTCCACCTTCAAAAGATATGATAGTTTCATTCTTTTTACGATAGACATAACCAACAGCATCTGCTTCTCCACATACTATATCACCTAGTTTTCCTACTAGATCTAAAGCCATCTCTGATAATTCTTCTCCTTCTTTATTAATCATTTTTTCTTTAGTATGACCAATAAGAATAAAATTATCACAGAGATTACGAAACATATCTATTACTTTTCTAACTGCCATACGAAGATACATATATCCACTACCATTTGGTAATGTACGTATATCATCTCCATTATAGGATTTGCCCATAGGAGTCTGTTTGTAAAGGACTTTTGCGTATCCTAGACACATTTCTTCTAATCTAGTAGCATTATCTATAGCAATATATTTATAAGGTTTTTTACCAGTTTTAGCTGTTTCTTCATTTATTGCTCTAGATATATTAGCTAAGTCTTCAATAGTACGAGCTTGAATAGAGAGAGCTTCTAAGAACTCTGAACCTCCCTCTAAGTCTATAATAAGACAGTTATCAAGCTTTGATAATAAAGTAGTTTTACCTGATTTAGGTCGACCAAACAAGATTAAAAATCTTGGATTGTTAACCTTTGGTTTGTTTTTTTCTTTTGGTAGTATTAACATATTAAAAATAGGTTAACACTTTACCTGTGAGATTCTGAAATTATCTGACAAAAATTGAAATTTTACACAATGTAAAGTTGTTGTTATTCATTGTTAATGATATTATTAACAGTAGTACTATTACTAATATTAATAATAACATTTACTATATTATTTTTATCTGCTTTATGATAATTATTCAAAAACAGACTAGGATTATCAATAGGAATAATTGTATAACCAATTTGAATAAACTTTTGGTAAATACGTACAGGTTGACCCATATAAGTAAGATCGTATCCACGATCTTCTTCATAGTCTTCCATAATCTTAGCATATTCTGCTAAACGTTTCAATGCCATATCAAATTCTGAAACGGCATCATATTGACGTAGCTTAAATGCTCGATTTGCGAACGGACATGTAAGATAATTATCGTAGGAACATGTCGGTCGATAATATTTTTTGTTGAATGCAGAGAAATGTGCATTACGATTGCATCCAAAGCATAACAAGTCATCAGGACCTGCATAGGATACACTATATTCCGGATCTTCCGGAGTATGAATTCCATACCATTTAGCAAATGGTAGACGGTTTTTAACTTCGTTTAATATACGATTTTTCAAAGAACCTTGTGGGTCAATATTTTGTTTCGGAAGTCTAATTGTAAAACCTTTCATAATCAGCCTTTTTTAATTTGTTTAAATACTACTTTTTGTTCTTCAGCATTTGCAGTATTAGTTTCAATTAAGTTACCATATTGAAGTTCATTCTCAAATTCTAATATACATGGTTCTCCATCTCTTACTTTTAAGAAATGCATATAAACCTTATTTTTTACAGGTAGACGTCTTACACCATAGATAGCTAGATTTAAGATTTCTGGGCGATGAACTGCTATTACGAAATCACTTGCTTGAAATATTGCATCAGATGCTGATAAATCACTTCTCATAGGGAAGTGAGTACTTGGATTATTAATTCTATCAGGACTTTCAATATTTCGATTCATCTGTGAAAGCTGTATTATACTAGTATTAGAAAGTTTTTTCTTCTGTATAAACATTTTCTGTAAATCGACTATTGTACTTCTTTCTCCACCTTCTCCATTTACTAGAAGAACATGGTCTAATATTACTATTAGCCAACGACCGTTAGCTACAGTATTATGAAAGTAATCTATAGTATTACCTATTTCTTCTACATTACATACTTTATCAACAAAGTATATATTGTACTTCTTAATGGTTTCAGCTGCCGATTCAGCTTTTAATAAGTCTTCATCACTAAGTGTATCTATTGAACTATATAATTCAGATACAGTTTTCTTAGTTTTATTACTTATTACACGACCAACATTTCTGTAGTCTACCATTTCTAAACTAAAGTATAATACTACGATATCCTGATCAGGATTAAGATCAATTAAATCCATTACTAACATATTTGCAACTGAGCTCTTTCCGCTGCCTGATATACCAGCTATAGTAAATATCATATTAGGTTCAATTCCGCCAGTAGCTTTATTGAATTTATCCCATCTAGTTTTTAGAGATACTATACTATGATTTTTTCTAGCTTTAATGTAGTTTATGGATTTATTAGCTACCTGAGATATTGACTCAAAAGGTAGTATTTTAACGGCATTCTGTTCCGTATTCTCCATAACTTACAGGTGTTTCAGTTTCATAACTCATTTGCTCTTCAATAACCTCCCACTCATGTTGAGTGAGCCATTTCCACATCGTCTTCATATAACCAATTTTACCAGTTATCATTTTGTTTTCAATTTCAAATTGAAGACATTGAAGAAGGTGTTCATGCATTGCTTTAGACTTGCCAACAATACGATTATATTCTTTACGACACTTGTTTATATTAGCTCGTAAAAAACCTTTAGTACCATCTGGTCTCATAACATACACTGGAAATACTTCATAGAACTCATCAAACCATGTCTTGTCTTGTTTTACACTTGATAATAGTTTTTCTGTAGGACTATAAATTTTATTATCTCCTGAAGTAGTAAAGGAGATAAGGTCATTGTCGATTAACTCTTGTATGTCGTTTTCACTTATTCGGCTGAGAAACTTGTGAACGTCTTGATTATTACTTTGATTATCATTCAACACAAGAGTTAAAAATACTAACTGATTAATTGATATTTCTCCAAAAATATCTAATAATGTTGTATCTAATTCTAGTATCATAATATAGTACTTTATGAACTAACTTTTGATACAATCTGGAAATATTTGTTAAAACAACGTTAGTTGTCTTGGTTTTAATTCTTCAATGATCTTTAACGCTTCCTTTAAATAGTAGCGATAATTGATCTTTCTTTCTTCTATAGGTTTATTATCAAATTTGTTTAGTATAGTAACACCAGATGCAGTAAGTAGATTAGTATAGTCTACTCTAGTACCTTTAGTTATAATCTTTGAACTATAAGGTAATATCTGTTCTACATTAGAATTATAGTAAAACTGATTTGGATCTGTAGTTATTATACTTTCTCCTGTTTTGAGACATACAATATATTGCGGTATCTCAACATCTCTGTTTACTATTTTACATTTATATAAATAAGGACCATTAGTAGATGCATAGAATCTATTGATTCTTTGTGTCAGTTCTCCATTATACTCTACAGAGAATTTCTTATCTACTTTCTGGTAAGTAAGAAACTTCTTAATATCTTTACAATTGTAGATAGTATCTTTTACAGGAATACCATCAACAAAATAATCTCTAATAGCTTCTGGAATAATCTTTGCAGACATTCCCTTACCAAGTAATACCTTAGTAATGAACATACCTTTTTCTTTGATATAATCATCTTTAATCATATCTAAAGAAGTATAAGGCTTCTTCTTTTTATTTAGAGCTTTTTCTGGTTCAGTTTCAAACAATTTCTTCATTGCTTGATAACCTTCTTTTACAGCTATATAATCATTAATAGCATACTGATACATAGCTTCAAAACGATCTTCCTCTAGGGTTAATCTCGTTTGTTGTTCCCATTCCTTACATATACTTTGTAATTTTTCATACAGATTCTTCTTAAGAAGAACAAATAAACCATCTGTATTTGCCTGTACTATTCTACAGCCAATATCAGATAATCTTTCTGCTAACATAAGTAATAGTAATTGTCCATTTATTCTAATCTGCATTACTGCGAAAGGACTATAACAGAAATTATGTTCATTCTGTAGATTACCACTAAGACCGTTTAATGCTAATTTAAGCGTTTTATCTTTAGTCTTAATACCATTATGTTTTGCTTCTATTCGTTCATCTTTAACTTGATTATAAACTTCTAGAAATTCAGAACCCAAATGTTTTGGGTAGAATTTATACTCTATTATCATACTGGGATACAGAGATGCACTTTATGCTGACTATATCTTAATTTGGCATTTCGTCCATACATAACCATACATGCTAGGTTTTTCACCTGAACATACAGCATATATATTATGTACTTTGTAATTAGGATTTTCTTTTATAATATCTTTAACTCTATTCCATTCCTTTATGAATACACCTTCTTTAGTATATTGCTTAATAGTGTATTTAGTTAAAGCTTTAGATACTTTATTTGCCATTATATTTTTAGTATTTGGATTTTCTTTCCAAAATTTAGAAGATTTTTCTCCTATTTTCTTACGTTCTTCTAAGTTTTTAAATCTATTTTTCTGAGCTTCAGAATATCTATTTTTAGTTTCTTGTAAGGGTATCATTCCTAATATTGAATGATCTCTTCTAAGATTATATCCTTTTTCTCTATTAATAGTATCTAAACTTGTTATATAATGGTACTCTTTATCTTTTAAGTTTTCTGTAGTATATTCTAATACTTTATAATCAAAAGCATCGGAACCATATTTATTCCAATCTTCTATAAAGTACTTATTATCTTGTTTAAATTTGTTATTTTTTAAATAAGATTTATGTGCATTTATCCTAGAATAAATATCTTTACTACATCCTATATACTGCTTTCCGTTTACAGTACAGATTATACTGTAAATACCTGATTTTTTCCAATCTATACGTCTTCCTTTCATAATGTTCTTTTTTATTTTTAAACGTATATATGGATAATAGGTTGCCAAATTCCTCACGTTTCGTACAAAATGTACTACGTCTTCACAGACTAGTCGATGAACACATATCCAAAGTGGATACTTCGCTGCGGATTACACCTTTACTATGATTTTACAATCCGATAAGCGTTATCTTATCTGCTACACAATCTATTACTAGTTGCTGCTGTTATAGTAAAGTTTAAACGCTTTCCCGCAATTAGTGAGGTTACGACGCTGCATCACTTACGTCGATATCTATTAACATTTCATCTTCCTTAGGAATAATTATCTCAGGTTTGTTTTCAGAGTGAATACCACCAACTCCTACAGAATATTTTAATCCTCTAAATACAAATTTGTTTTCGTATCCTTTTCTACCTGGTGATACTATCTGCTTTTTCATATCAGATAGTACATTACGAAGTATAGGATCTTTATATTCTATATAAGGCAATATTACTTTGTTTAGGTCTATAACATCTGCTGGGCTTCTTAAATCTTTAATATCCCACCATTTTAAGCCTGTCTTTTCAAGATATTTCTGCGTTAGAATTTTCATTCCAATGTTTACTCCATCTTTACTTAACACTCTTACTCCATATTCATCTTCGATAGCTATTCTTAAATCTACATCTTCCTTACACCGATTTAATAATTCTTCAGTAGAATTAACATCATTCACATTATACTCTATCATCTCTTCTATTCTATCTTCTTCCAAAAACTTATTAAAGTCTCCATCAAATTCTAGAACATTAGGATATTGCATAGTTACTTGCATTTCCTTCAACCCAACACGTAGTTTCTGTGAATATAACATAGTAAGTATATCAAATGAATCATACCATACTTGATATTTCCATTTTTTCCATGCTTCTATGTTGTCATCTGCTTGAGATGTAGTTATAGTTCTACTTAAGTTAAAAATACTATCACATATTCTTAGATATGGTTTATTTTTAAGTATATCATAATAATCTATTATATAGTTAATAATAGGATTATCATAATGTAAATTATTATATCCCGCAAAGATTTTATTTGAATCAATTTGAGTTTCAGTAGTATAGAGATCTCCAAATTTTAATGGTGCATTAATATTTGGTACACGAAAAAAATCAACTAATTCTGATAATTGATTTTTTCTGCTTGATATCTCAAACTTATGAAACTCCCCTGTTTCAGTATTCTTTGCTGTGCAATGAAATACATTAGGGAAAACTTCAATATCATAAACATATACTGTTTTTCCTCTTATCTTCATAGCGTATAAATTTGTAGTGATTCTGCTCAGACTCGAACTGAGATTTAAATTTTAGAAGAATTTTGTTCTATCCCTTGAACTACAGAATCTAGAGGCAGGATTCTTTATAGACTATCCTGCTAAAAGTCTGTCGCTCTACGCCGCTTGCTTTATCTCTGGCAAATGTTTAGCAAAGCATTTCTTTTCTAAAGTTGTTCTATCTACTATCGTAATAGACTCGTAGTTACTATATTTATCGGATAACTTTGTATTCAATTTAGTAACTACTTTAGTAAGTTGTTCGATAGGTAGATTAGAGTAGCTTGTCTTAAACTCTTTATCGTCTGTAGTAGCTATAACTACTTTATACGGTCTTTGTTCTAAATACTGTAACTTCTTAGACATCTTAAATTCTTCAAGTTGTTTAGCTACTTTCTTAATTTTCTCTTCATGAGCTGCTTTATAAGCTTGTTGTTTAGCAATACGTTCTGCTTTATTGCTACCATATAGATTCTGTACCAGTTCATTATGGTAATCAGAATAAGTACGTTCTTCTAATAACTGTTCTTTATCCTTTTTATCAGATTGATGCATAGGTTTCTTAGGAATACTAACTATTCCATTCTTTGTTTTATGATACTCTTTACTTGCATTAGTAGCTTCAGGAGTCCATTTGTAAGTATATATTTCTCTACTTACTATTTTATCATGACGGCGAGTAGTTGTATATTCTTTTGTCATAGGTTTAATTTTTTCTGACAAAGATATTCCTTTACTACACATTGCTTTATAATCTGAGGATTTAGTTAATCCATAACGTTTTTGTAAGTTTTGCTGATATTTAGCATTTTTCTTATTTCTAGTTTCTTGATTCATAACAATTTGATATTTAAAAATTAATAACTGAGGGAGCTAAGTAGATTAATGTTTTAAAGTTTCTCGTACGTACTCCTTCTACCGCTCCCAATTAATTTATAGAAAGAAGTATAGTCAGTTTAGCTGTGCAAGCACCCTGCCATCCCTGACACATCTATGTCGTTCTGAATTATATTCAGATATACTTCTTTCTGTATTTTTTTTTAAGCTGCTAAACACATAGGAGCAGCAGAGTCATCAAAATCTGTTTCCTCATTGAACTTAGTCAATTTCTCTTTCAACTTCAGAATCTCTAAATCGAGTTCTTTTATTCGTGCTTTAACCCAATTAGAAGTTAAAACTTCAGTCTTATTTAGAGCTTTTTTACCTTTCTTAGATTTAAGAACAGGATTCAAAGTTCGTATACGACTAAGATGTACTTTCATTTCCTGCAATTCACACAATTTAAATACATCTAATTGATTACAATCAACAGGTAAATCACTGAATTTCTTCAATCCCATATTAATACATAGTATCTTTAACTTAACTATTACTCGTTCATCTGTAAGACTTTTAATAGTTTCATAAAGTTCTTTCAAATCGTAAGTACGCTTATAGTTACGATTTACTACATTTTCAATAGAGATAATATTCCAATACTTAGTAATATCTGCTGATAGTTTATCACGTTTTTCAATAAAATTATTTGCTTTCATATATACTTGATTTTAATAATTTGACAATTAATTAATTATTTTTAGTATATTAGAAAGTCTACCTGTGTAGCTATTAAACTGATCAAGGTTTAATAACTTAAAATATCAGCTATCTTCACAGACCACTGATATACTACAAAAAATTAAGAATTAAGACAGGCAAGATCAAATTCTAGAGCCTCTGTCACATCTCGATATGGCATCCGATTCTTATTCTCTCGGCTTTCCAACACTTAGTTACCTTGGTAACATTATCAGAGGCAGTTTAGTAAGAGTATATACGAACCCAACCAAATGTATATACTCTTACTGGTTTTATGTTGTTTTCAATTATTTTCTACTTAATACGAACCCAACCAAATGTATATATTCGATTATAAATCTCCTTCAACATGTAAATTAACGGGTATTCTCTCATACCCAAAGTCAATACAAGCATTAGCTATCCCAACCATTCTGCGACGCTTGCTATTACCCATATTTTTATCAAAGCCTGGGTCATCTTTTGTAATATCATAGGTCAATTTCAATGGACTGTTTTCATCAAGTAATGTACAATAATACAATAGTAACTCGATTACTTTCTCTTTTTCATCTTTCTTAAGTACTTTGTCAATTGCTTCTGTCAGAAACCCAACCAAACCTGACTTGTCACAATTGTTACTTTCTACACCTGTAATGATGAAAGCTATTCTTTGTACTAAACTAAAAAAGTCTATTACATAATAGGAATTAAACCACTTATTTACCCAACCATATTTGTGGCGTCCTATTAATATAGTTCCATCAGTTCCAACATTTATCTTTTTGCTTCCATCCATCAGCAAATTATTTTGAATACGTGGATCTGACATAATTAGCTTTAACATTTGCAAGTGATATGAATCTATTGGCTTCTTATTTGTTGCCATAGTTTATATACTTAAGAATGATTACTCGTCAATGCTTTTATAGTAAGCTTCAGTGTCGTCCTTAGTAATTTTGTTGATTTGTTCCAAAGAAGCACCTTGGTTTGCTAACTCATCAATAAAATTGTTAAGATCAGTTAAATTACTTTGATTTAACTGAGTGACAACTTCAGTTACCATCTTTACATTCCAGAAGAAACTCCGCTCTCCTGTTGCTTCAAATTTCAGAATAGCGTCCTGAACATCCTTCGGACCAGCTTTCAGAATAGTATCTACGTCAGCCCGTAAGTCAAATTGCAATTTTTCATCATTATTGAACATAATGACAATTTTGCCATTTGCTGTCCGCACGATATCTACATTGAATAAATCTACAGTTTCAATCATGTACTTTTTCATAGGATTTGCAAGTACTAGACCTGTCATATCGCCAGCTAGTTTCTTCTTGTAATTCAAATCCAAATTATCACTTACAGGAATAGCTAACCGCCGACCAACTAATGCCCGGCTGTAAGCAATAACTTTAGTACGTAATGATGATACTTCTTGCTGAGTAAATCCTTCAGGATTCTTAAACACGCTTTCATAATTTTTATCCATAATTTTCTCCTTTCTTGATTCCGTAATTGATTTTACCTACGGAGTTAGTTAATACTATGTTTACTTAAAAAGTTGAGCTATAGAGTTCTTCATATAAGTAGTAGAGTGTTTTATATCTCTCGTTTAAAATTAAACTTCAAATGCTACTTTTGTATTCAAACAATATGAACTCTATAACGTAATTTTGCTAAGATTTGATATTAATCTGAAAAACTATAAAATAAGTCTTCATATTACTAATATTACTACTAGAACGTGATGTTATTACTTCACTCGGCATTCCCCGTAGGACTTTACTCATTAGACAGATGAGTCAGCCGTTCTTCATAAGATTATTAATACTAAACTAAAGAAATATGTAATTCGACATCTGAAAATCGAATGTTATGCTAGTTAATACCTAAAGAGGTACAACGGGACTCCAACGGTAGGAGATTTATACCCATCAAATAACATTATAACTGAAATTATCTGAAAATCGAATGTTATGCTAGTTCCTGATTATTTTAAGAGCCTAACAGTCACTATAGCGTGCTCTTTTCCTGTTATAGTGAGGAGTACTGCATATGCTTTATAACTTACAAATGTTATAATTAGCTATCGGTAATGCTTCTACCGGTTTTATTACTGAGCTGTTTATGTTTCAAAACACCCACTCTATAGCCTTGTTAGTTTACTCTAACTGCTGCGTGTACTTACGACTTTGTTCTTATTCTGCACATAATTCTTAGGATTTCCACCTATCATCCTTTAATGTAAGGAATCAGCGTCACTTTACATATATTGTTGCGCAATATACTTTAGATGGTTCTAATGTCAGCAATTATATCGTACAGTCGAGGGTGGCTCGGATTTACTTTCGTCATCTTATCACTACTCGTCCTAAAACCTACCATTGAACTTCCTCATTAGTTAAGTTAAACATGTTAATTCTCTCATAATAAAGACTTCCTAAATAGATTTACATTCTGTCACTTCCCGTTAAGACTACTATCTAGTGCAATACACAGATTTTTCTCCGATCTGCTTCGTGTCCGTCTTTTAATGTGTCCGCTTCTCTTCATCCCAGGAGTGGGGCGATGCTCACCTTCACATATACTCTTAAGGATAGAGTATCTTACCTTGTGCAAATTTGATAAAACTCCAGTTATGCTTCTGGATAAGAATAATTTAGTACTTCTAAACTTTATGTCTTCTGCTTAGTATTGAAATAGTGTTATTGCGCACTTCATCCGCTAGTTATCTTTATATTCCTGTTGCAAAGCACTCTAGGTTTATACTCAGATAAGATAACAACTGAGTTTGTTATAATATTACTTGAACTCACATACTCCTCATTTCCTGAAGAGGTCCGTTGCAGGATTCCTTATTTATTAATATTGGACCATTGCTACTCAGCCAAAAGGCACACAATCTACTACTCACTTCGTCACTCTATCCCTCTATACTGGAATGTATAGTAATACAAGCTTAGGATTAGCTATGTACTGATTAACATAACATTGTGTATAGGTTTATACCTAATCCAGATAATCTATCAATATTTTTTCAATAAGTAGTGCTATAATATTATAACTAAGTACCTTCATATATACTATCTCTAAACTTATTAAGTTACAATATAACTGTTTAGATAAGTATAGAACACTATACTGACATTTTTATACGATCTGTGTCGTAAAGGGGAGTTTGGAGCTACCCTAGAGCGTTATATGCTCGATAATGTTCAGCACGTGGTCTTGGACACCACGATTTGTTGGGCATCATCGTGTTTATTACTCCTTCTTGATTCAAACTATGATAAGTCTGCGAGTAACTTAAGAGGATTTCGTTCCCCTTGTACGGTTCGATTTTGTAAGCTGCTCCTTACTAATCGCGTCTTCTGTATTCTATCTCCAAACGGTTCTCATAGATACAATAGGGTTGTACACGCTCTCCCTATTTCTTGTTATCTTTTCAGTCTATAGATAGTATATAGACATAACAAGTTATTATACTTTCAGTAATAGTCTATAGTTGTAGCTATACCCTATTCCTACTAATATTATGTACTATCATGTTTAAAAGTAATTTCACCATTTACTTTTTATATCCTTTGATTTAGGTATCTCTGGATTACACCATTGTAGCTCTATAACCGCATTGGCTATTCTAGTTGCGGCTCAGATTTCTCTTCTCTGATTGTTTAAGTTTTTTGAGAATATCCGTACAACTGGTTTTATTCTCTTTAACTGACGGCATTTCACGTACCCTAATATATTTAGGTACTTCTACTTTCTTCTCTACAACAGAAGTTAAGTATATAATACTGTCTTTCTTTTTGATTTCAACATTAATATTTTGTTCTGGGTTGCTTTGTCCATCTAACTTTATAGCGTTGTTGTTCAAATCAATATTAATATTAAAATCTTTTGCCCGAGGTACATCTGTGAACTTCGGAATCACATATTCATGTGCGGTGGCGGTATTTGTATAATTAGTTACAAAACCTACATAACCACCGAAAGCTAGCATTGCTAGCGTAATTAAAACTGTTGGTCTTTTACTCATTTTGATAATGCGTTAAATGTTACTTCTTTGTAGCATACGCAGATTTCTCAACATAAAAAGTAAGAGGATTTAATGAAGTTGATGAATACAAACTAGAAACTTGTTGCATTATTTGCTTCATCATCTTATCACTCATTTCAGTACCATAGGCAATCCGTAAATTGTTTACGGTCTTTACTGCTGAAATGTGTTTACCTTTAAGATTCAGACCTTTAATATCTGGATATACCAGCTTGTCTTCATCTTTACCTTCGTTTTTAGCTGAAGTAATGATACGATTGATCAGATCGTCATTAGTTCCACTAATTAATTGAGAATACTGTTTTGCTTCTTCTTCGTAATTGTTGCTCTTTACAGTTTCATCAGTAATCTTCTTAGCTAAGAATACCTTTACTACATTTGCAACTTGCGCATCGTTGTATGTAGTTAATTGGTTCTTAAGCCAAGCATGTGCTGCTAAAACTGACAAATTACCGTTTAAGTTGCCCCAAACAGCATTTGTACAACCTTCAAGTAATGTAGCATTCCGTCCTGCTTCTTTCATTTTAAGCAATACAGTTGCTAATACTTGTGCTGGTTCTGCATCTTTATCAAGATTATAGGCAGACCGTGCAAACTCAATCATGTTTGTTATGTTCTTACCTATTCCTCCTGATTTTTGTTTGTGCCGCATGTTCACAATAGTGCATATTGCAGCTATTTTCTGTTCGTCAGTAACGCATTCTTCAGGTTTCGGAATACTCTGACTTTCAGGAGCTTTAGCATCTTGTTCTAAAGCTTTTTGCATTTCAGGATTTGTTTTTGCGACAGCATCTTTGAAATTAATCTCAAGCTGTCCATCTGATGTCTTACTAGGAAGTAAATTAACACCGAGGAACAAAGAAGCTGTATCATTTAAGTAATTAAACATTTCTTCGTTCACAGCAAAACCTTGTTCTTTTGCATCATTTTTGAACTGGTTATTCCACTTCTGAATCAATACAAACATCATAAGGTCTGCTTGTTTTCCTGTTGCTTGATACATTGCCCGATCGTCTTTAATCTCTTCACGACGCTTCAGAATTGCATTCATCAAATCTACTGAGTGATTTGCATCAATTCTGTCACTGTTCTGAGTTACAACGTTAGGCACAGGAGAGTTACTTGTTTTGATAGTTGGAGTACTAGCTAAATCAATTTCTTCAGCTTCTACTTCTTCTATCTTCTCCTTCTTTGACTTCTGCTGTTTAGGCTTTTTGTCAACTGGTTCTGGTTTAGGATCTTCCTTCTTTGACTCTTCTGCTGGTTTAGCTTCAGGAGTCTTAGCAGGAATAGGATTTTTAATTCCTTCTTTGATCTGTTTTACATCAATACCGTCTCCTTTCTTTACATTTGAAACTGGGAAAAGTACACTTGTAGTTTCACTAGTTTCATTGTTTTTCCAGTCAGCTTTGATATTCTCAATGCCTTTACTGTCTTTCTCAATTTTGAGAGAAAGTAAACTCATATACGGTAATTTTGTACACAACATATGAGTTTCATATGCTGTTTTACCAGTAGGAGTCTGATAAATACCGCCTTTTTTCTTTTCTTCGGCAGGTTTTTCTTCAACTTTCTTTTCCTCTGGTTTAGGATCTTCTACTTTTGTTTCTTCTACTTTAGCTTTAGATTCTATGACTTCTTTAGCCTTCTTTAAAGCTTCTAAATTTCTTGCTGCTTTTGCACTTGGAGTCTGATAAATACCGCCTTTATTCTTTTTACTCATATTGATTATGATTACGCTGCCTTTCTTCAGCTTTACTTAAATAAATTAATAACTTAACAATTAAATACACTTAAATTATAAATTAAGTATAGTCAACTGTCATCTTCTATCTCTGCATTATTAGGCATAGTAGGTATTTTATCTCTATCAGTTGTTACTAATGTCTCACCTCCGTCTTCCTGACCCATTTCGTAAGATTGGTTATCTACTGTCCATACAAAAGCAGTAGAACCTTGAGATGTGGGATTAGGAGCCATAGTAACAACTAATTCTTGAGAAGGAGTATTAGAGGTATTTGCAACTACCTTTTTTACTCCAGTACCTACAACAAAGCCTAGTAAAAGTACGCATACTAAGAATACGTACAATCCAGCACTTTTACACATTCTAGAAATGATAAAAGATGCTATTGCTCCTAAAAGGAGTAAACAAAAACTAGTCATAATTGTTGAAAGTATTTGTTAATAATCTGTTTTCTGTTTAAGTTTTTGTCTTGCTTTGTTTAAATCACCTTTTACAGCTAATTCATTCATTGCAAACTCTTTAGCTATTTCTTTATAAGATAAGCCATCTATACGAGCATTGATTAAATCTCTATATTTCTTTTTTAAAGTAGGTATAGCTTGTAAGACTATATCTAATTTTTCCTTTAGAATTAAATTTTCTTCAGGACTCTTCTCTAAATCAGATAGTTGAATAGGACTTTCATCTTCATCAATATAGTTATTTAATTGCTCTTTTTTATTTCTACGTATATAATCAATTGATGCATTTACAGCAATTGTTTTTAACCACATTTCAAATGAAATATGATTTACATAAGTAGAAAGTTTCTCATAAGCTTTAGTGAATACTATAGATGTTAAATCATCAGCAACATCCGTATTTTTTACTACATTAAGTATAGTATACCAAATGTTTGATTTATATCTATAATATAATTCGCTAAATGCTTTTTGAGAACCTTTTTTAGCTTGCTCTATGAGATCAATAATTTCTTGCGTCATATAAAGCTAAATTAGGATTTAGTGAGTTATAGTTAATCCAATAACTATAACCCTTAAAATCAGAAGGGAAGTTTTATGATCTCTCTGCAATAATAATTATTTATTGCAAAACACCTCTTATAAAATACTTCAGAAATGTGTTCTCGCCATTCTTCTTTCTCTTCTTCATTGAGAGGATATGCCATCTTTAATGACATATTAATAGCAATCCTTATTCTTACTAATCTAGTGTTAAAATTTATTATTTTATCTTCCAACAGATTGTTAAGAATATCCATCCATAGTCTTCTATTTATCCACTTATTGATACTTAGACAAGTTATACTAGTAACTAATTTTAGTCTTAGATTAGGTGGTATATTTACCCAATCTTCTAATACACTATCAGCATATCCTAATACTTTTGTATCATAGTTAGCTGTTGATATAATCTTATCTAAAGTAAACCTATAAGGTTCCTCTAATTCAACATTGAGTGCTTCAATAAGTCTCTTAAAATCGCTCATTATGGTTCTCTGTTAAGTGCTTTACATACTACAGTGAATATATAATTAGCTTGAGACATTTTTAGATTGTATTTCTTTTTTAAATGCAATCTAGTTCTTACTTTAGCCTGTTCTGTACCATATAATGGTAAAGCTGTTCTATAGTAAGAAATACCTTCTTCGATAATCTTATCTTTTCTAGAATCTTCACCTATACCTTCAAGAGTCTGTAAGTCTCCTATACCAACTCCATCAATTACTTCAGTAATAGACGGTAATGCAAATGTATACTTTTCAGGATACATCATAATATCTACTACTTCAGGGCTGTCTTTAGTAAGATCTTTTGCTTTTCCGTTCTGTTTAAAATAATTAAGATCTATTGCACCAATTACTTCTAATAACGGTTCTACTCCACTTAAAAGGAGTAATACATTAGTTTCTGGACCTTGTGCGATCCACATACCTGCTTTTAACATAATCCTTTTGTTTTAAGTATTTTGATAAATTCGTTTTTGAATCTTTTTACTACAACAGCTGCATCCATTGGACTAATATTAAATTCAGAAGCTACTTTTTTTCTAAATTCCATTTCTCCGTTACACTGTTGCATTACTTCTTGTAATTTTTCTCGCTCTCCTGGTTCAGTCCAGCGAACATATTGAACAATTTCCATGTTAATTCATTTGATGTTCAAGATCTTTAATTTTATTATGGATGCCTACCCAATATAACAAGCCTTCTTTACTTTTTTCAGCTTGAAACATTTCATAAATTTTGCATCTATTATATCCAACAGTGATATTATGTATACCACGTTGCCAACCTCTACCTCCCTTCATTCCTGATGGAGTTGCTTCATACACATACTCAACAAATGCAGTGAGTTTGTGTTCTCTTGTAAGAATAGTTTCCCATGTTGCTGGTAATTTTCTTCTAATAAAACCTCTTAAACCTTTAGTCATTATGCTTTATATTTAAATATTTTAAAATTATCTCCAAATTCAAATCTAATTGAATATATACTATTTTCAACAGTCGCTGAATTGAGCATTCTTCTAACTTTTGATATAAAGTCCTTTAAATAATATATATCATTTATATATCAAGCAACTATACGAATTTCTAATAATTTATCAGAACTAATACTAGCTAGTGCATAAATTGATTTTGTATTACAAAATCCATAGCTTCTATATAATTTTAATAATATATAAAGTTCTTTTTCTATATTATATAGAATCTCATTTTGAGTATAAAGTTCTTTTTCTTTATTACTCTTTTTATGCCGACCACGATTCATAAGTAGTTTCTCTAATTGCAGACTGTAATCTTTCTATTGCTGTTATTATAGTATCTATTCTAATTACTATTTCGGTATCTCTAGTAAAATGTTTAATATAGTATAACTTAGTAATCATACCAGCTAAACACCAAAGAGCAAAATTTCTCTTACTAGCCTTTAATTGATTTAAAGTTTTCTTTTTCATCTACAAAATATTTTTAAATACTGTTCATAATGTTTCTTTTCGTTTATAGATGCAATAGCATCTAATTTATTATAACTATTTTTTGGTAGTGTGAAATCATAATCTAATAAAGCTTCTTTTAAACTATGAAATACATTATAATTAAACAAATCTTGGTCAGTTATCTTAATTTGTTCAATGAGACCTGTTTCAAATATTGCTAACAATCTTAAAGCATATTTATTATTACTTTTAACTGCTAGTCACAATCCTTTTTCATTTTTATTATAATCTAAAGGAATAATTGATACTTTATTATAGTTTATTTTCATACTCTAAAATTTTCTTTATAGTATCTTTTAATGATTCTTATCACTTCATCAAATTCTTGTTTATTATCAAAAACATTACAAAAAGTATAACTATTCTTATTTAAGAATATAGGATGGAAATATGCACAAAAGAAAGTTTTAAATATTCTACTTCTTTTAATAGGAATTAAATTATCTAAAGTAATATCACTAGTTATATTTACTATCCAAGCTATATTTAGTTCTGCATCTATTTTATAGATTACTCCATAATGTTCACATGGACCTATTTTAGCTTTTATAACATCATACTTTTGTAAAGGTATTTGATCTACACCTTGACCTAGTATTTCTGTAGGAAGTACTACAGTGCTTTTATCAATTTTAACTGATTTAGTTGGTTTATCTTCTATCTTTTGTAAAAATATTTGGTCTACATCAGTAGCATTAACAAATTCATTTACTAGTAGTAATGCTTCTGAAATTTTGTATTCATCAGTAGTTTTTAACTTAGCTGTTACTTTACATCTCATCGCATTCAAAAAAATCCATCTTTTCCTTAGAAGATTTACTTTTCAATAGTTGATCTATATCCATATTTTTTTACTTTTTTTAATTTTTAATAATATTGTTCACGGAGTGGGACTCGAACCCACACTCTTAGGCATTGTCTGCTTGTGTCTAACCAATTGCACGATCCGTGACCCTTAGTTTTATATTCTATATCAAAGAATACTTTGAGGCGACTGTCACTATTTCTAGCGTTCTAGCCTATTTCACAACCCCGTCAAGAATAACCGCTTCTCTTTAAATAAAGAGTTGATAAACTAGGATTACGGTATTACTCCCCTAGAGATTATCACGCACTCAGGCGAGTATAATCTGTTACAAAATGTTTGTCATTTCTGACGTTTATTGACCTATTCATTTTCATCCTCGCTGTCAAAACCATAATGCCCCAATGTGCCGTTATACGCTACGGTCAAACGGCAGCTAACGGTTCTTTGCTGCAACCGTGCGGGACACTCCGTTATTGGACTAGTTATATGTACACGTACATTTTTAGTTTGTTCCAACTGTTTTATTCAACCGCAAAGGGCGTGGAGCATGAGGGAGTCGAACCCTCGTCCAAACGATTCATCCAATGACCTAACAGTCAATATACTTTTATTTCTATAGGATTATCTCCAAAACACATATTTCTTTTATCAAATGGTACATAATGAGTACATAAGAATCCTGCATCATTAAATAGTTTAGCTGTACCTATTGGTACACTAATAGAATTATTATGTTTTAGATCTATCCACCAACTTCTTTTTGTTGTTTCATGAACATATCTAACAGGTTTATTATAGAATAGATGTTCACCCCACATATCTGCTGCAATATAGCTCATGATAAATAATTTTAAGTTGTAAATATAAAGAGCTTTGCACACCTCTGCGCCTTCATATCCTGGCAGATTGGATAACGCCTCAATTAGAGAGATATACATCATACACGAGTTTTCATATATCATTGGGTTGATATAATAGTGCAATATACTCTTTTAGTAGTATAGAAAGCGATCAAACTCTCTATACTTAATATGTAATTCTAAAGTAATAGTACATACTGTTGATTATTAGCATAAAAGCATTGAATCTAGTATATAATAGCATAAAGCTGCTATTACTTTAGAATTTATAGTCTTTGACAGAATACATATTATACCAAGTGCTCATCTAGCAAGCTAGAGACTCAATTGAAATATAGACATAAAGTACTATATGTATATGTATTTTGATATACTTACTGTTTTTCGTCTATGAGACTATCCTTTATTTTATTAGCATAAAAGCATTTAAATAAAGAATGATCTATTTATAGCACATGATCAGTAGGCATAATATCCTATTACTAGCATAAAAGCATTGAATAGAACTGTCAATTCAGTTCATTTTGCCTGAATTTTTTAGTGCGACAATGCGACTTATATAATCTGCAGGGCTTACTTTTACTCTATTTAGCATAAAAAGCATTTAGAGTTTGGATGTTGATTAAAGATAGATGTTTTCGTATCTTGAACCAAAGACTTCTTCTTTCGCTTTTGCGATAGATTCGTCTTTCTTTTCTGTAAGTTCTGAATACTGTTTGTCCCAAGCTTTATAATCACCGGTAGCTTCAAATTCAGCTTGAGCTTTCTTCAGACTTTCAGAAAAGTCTTTCATAATGTTTTTATGTTTTGATGCAAAACGTCCGTATCTTTCAGCTCTAGAAACAGCCTTTTCACAGTCCTGAATTCTACGTTTTACTTCACGAGAATCACGTTCAAGTTGTTCCTGTTGAATCTGTTTCTTTGCTTCAGTAACTGCCGATGCTTCAACTTTGCCGTCTTTTTCTTCTTGAGCTTTCATTCCAGCTTCAAAGTTATAACTTCCATCAGTTGCTTTGTCACATAACATTGTTGCACCTAACATAATTCCTTCAGGGTTCATAAAATTTTTCATAATTCTTTTGATTTTAATTGTTAATAATTGATTTATTTAAGTGAATGAATCAACTCCATAAAGTATCTGATAAACTTCTGCGATAGATCTCATCTCTTTCTTCTTGAATATCTATCTGCATTTGAATAACAATACTTATCAGTTCTTCTTTTGTTTTCTTTTCTAGTTCTTCTTTTGTCCACATAATAATAAAGAAATAGAAAGTTATACTATCTATTCGTACGCCTTATTTGATAGCTAGCCCTTTTCCTTCTCCTGACCTTAAATAAGGTTGACCGTTGTATAGTCCGTAGGTATTAATCACCTTTAGGGGTCTGGCGTTATAACCTTCTTTGTTGATTGGATTCTATCATAACTACTTAATTAGTAATTCTTAATTAGACAATAGCTCTTTTCCTTTTATACGGTTGCATTTTAGAATGTTTAACCTTTTTCTTAGACTGATATTCTGCTGCTTTTCCTGATTGTTTAGAACCTGGAAAATGAGATTCTTTATAGGTCTTTCCCATAGCTTATAACACTCTAATAGCTTGCATTAAAAGATCAAAGATATAAGCACATCCTTTTTTCTTAAGATATGCAATTGTAACCTCTTTTTCATTCAACATCATTTCGATTTGAGTTCTGGTTAATTTACCATCTTCAATCAATTTCCAGAAATTGGCATTGATTGCAGCAATATTCATTAAACCAGCAGCAGTACATACTGTAATAACATCTTTTAAGATAGCTTCGATTGCTTGTGCATTTGAAGTACTAGTGGCAAATTTACTTGTTTCAAGTATTTCTGTATGTACTTCTTGTAGACCAAGTTTTTTAGCCATAAGAGCTACAGCTGTTACAATACTCTCCTGATTAATTGATGCAGGAATTCCAATAATTACAAAGTTTAAAGATTTCATTTGATATGAATTTAAAGTTGTTTATAAATTTCTTGACTATAGTACTTACCGCATCTTTCACAGTAAGTTCTTTTAGTAATAGTAATATTTAATTCATTGTTATTGGGCTCATTTTTCCATTTATGCCCATGAATCAAACATTGTGAACGTAATGCAACTTCTTTTTGCCGTTTAGGATTACTTAATAATTCTATTTCAGCAAGTCGTTTAATGTTACTCTGATAGGCTTTTAGCCTTCTGTAACTGCTAATTTTTAGCTTAATTTTCTTAAAAATATTCATTCTTACATATTTAATAGTTTTAATTATACAACATTTTGAGGACGTCCAGCTGCAACTGGAAGGTTTTATCAATCTTAATTATATATTAACACACGTTTTTACTATACGCTTACAGTAAATGAAGAAATTAATACGTAATTTATACAACATATTGCAGTATATTGCAGGCTTGACGATTCACATAGTTGTTCGGCTTCTACACCAATACAGCTTAATTGAAATACTAATTAAAAATGACTCTCACTTAGTTTTAACTCATAAGCAGATATAGCTGTCAAACTAATCTTATTGGAGTACATGGTTTTAACGTCTGCACTAATACTAATCTCCGCCACCTACCTTCAAACGGCATTTGAACTACTGTTCTCCTGTCATCTGACCCGATTAGATATAAGCCCCACATGTTTGTCACTGATTCTCACAGTAAGGAGGCAGCTGCATCTATTCTCACGAACCAATACAGCTTTGTCTGATTTAATTTTAAAACCCTATTTTCTTCTTTATAGAATTATCTTTTTTACAAAAAATTAAAGTAGCTGAGTATTGTGAACCTGTTGTAAATAATTCAGCACTTGCTTCATCTTCACTATAGTTCTTAAGCTTTTCTAATTCTTCGTTTACTCTAGTCTCAAATTGTTCTAGAGATTCATCTTCGTGTTTTAACACTAATTTTCTAATGTACTGCGGCATGGATTGAGTCACTATTAGGTTGTGGTAACGAGGATCTTGGCATACTATCTGGTATATATTCTTTTTGTATATCCATACTCCTCTTTATTAATTTATCATAAAAATCTTTATTACTAATGTAAATAGATACAATTTCATGATTTGATAAATCTGTACCTTTAGTCACAAGTATTTGAGTTAGTACTTGTTCTGGTATAACCAGAAATACACTATCTACATACTTGTCTAATCTCATGTTTTCACGCCACTGTAACACTTCTTGCACTGTTGGTGCGATTGTTTGTTCAATTGTATCCGTTTCAGGGATTCGCTTTTCTCTTGGATGAGGTTTTGCACAACTGATAAAAATTGCTAATGCTGCTATTGCTGCAAATAGCCAAGATACATGTTTACTTTTCATTCTTGATAAATGTTTTTATTTGTTTAACATTGAGTAGATTTCTTCTACCGATTCTCTTGCTTCAAGAGCGAGGTTTTCTACTACACTACTGTCTGTAATATAGACAGAAGATCCTTCTGGATATTCTACTGATGGTATAACTGAAGAAATAAGATCTGCTCTTACAGCAGCTGGTTTTCCTTCATTCTCATTGTCATGTAATAATAAAAATTTACTCATTTTGATAATGTTTTAAGTTAATACTAAGTATATAAATGCTATTAATACAGCATCTATTACAATTAATACTCTTGTTACTGGATGTGTTTCATACCAGTTCTCAAACTTATTCCACCAAATATCTGCTAGATCAGCTTGGTTTGATTTCTTCGTATCCATCTTTTTTGTCTTTATATCCACTTCCTAGTGTATATACAAAAGATAATATGCAGAATACAAATAGTGCGACTATCACTACTTTAGAGTAATACCAATAATTCCAGTAATCGGTATATAACAGTCCGTACACTTCTTCATCAAAGAAATATATTCCTTGATGTTCAATAATCATCACAGCTGCAAATAATGCAGTTATGAGTCCAAATAAAAAATACATTAACTTTTGCATAATAATTATTTATTGATTAAATACTATTTGCTACAAATACTATTGTTACTACTATTGCTAATAATATTAGTAAGTATACTAATAATCTGATAGTAATAACAATGCGCCAGAATCGTTCATTTCCCATATACTTTTATACTTATTGTTGAGTTCTCTCCAAAAATTGTATCCTTCTTTTGTACAATCCCATGCGAATGTACATTCGATTGCTGCGTAAGGATCTCTTAATTTTGTATAAAGACACGATAGGTTTATGCTATGAACGATTGCATATTTACTAGTGTTATCTAGAAATCCATCTAATACTCTTTCCTTAATAAGAAAAGTAAGTAATAGATATGGCATATTAAATAATATTTGTCTTCTGACTTTTTGTTGTTCTGCTAACTTTTTCATTGATTGAATTGTACCTTTTTATGAACTTTAAATGTTACCTCAGTATCACTCTTAACTTCAATAGTAAAGTAAGGAGGTGATCTACTATTTAGTCTTCGTTTGATATATTTAACTACATAATCTGTAGTTAATACTTCAAATTGAAGGAAACTACGCCATTTGCCAGTTTTACCTATGTGTAGTTTTGAGTTCTTACGATCAATATTAGTAACAGGATTAACGCTACTTTGATTACCAGCTGACTTAGTTACTACTAAATCACCTATTCTAAGATTCTGAAATTGTTCTAATGTCATTTCATATTTTTTTAGTTTATTGATTAAACTTATAAAGAGGACAGCTAATGCTGTCCCCTACTATTTACGTATAGTTACGTTGTCATTCTTTGTTCATCTAATGACAGATGCTCAGAACTATTTTTGATTTTAAAATAGTGAAAACTACTTCATACTGAGTTTAGATAGTGCTTACACGTTTGTACCACACACTATGATGATACTAATACTACATGTAGTTAAGGCTCTGCATTCTGTCAGGCTTGCCACTGTCTCTTGGCTGCATTACTATTGTAGTATAAATAACTCTATACCTAGGATAAGATAGTAGATTATTTAAAATAATAGTATAATCTTCCAAAACTATACTATATCTAACAATAATAATATTATCCACAGAATAAATTGACCAAGTACAACAATTAATGTTATAGTTGTCATTAAATTGTTCTTTTGTCTTTTATCCATATATGTTGTTTTTTTGATAAAAAGAAGTTTAGAAAGTTGCTATAATGATGACTCAATTGGAATGAAACGGTAGACATAGCTCTCACAGTTGTATTGCAAGAGCTATATATTAAAGTCTACTCGTCATCATCATCATCGCTAGTTTGTTGAGAATTTTTGGGAGTTTGTACAGGATTACTGATAGTTTCCTTAGATTCTGGTTTACTTACACGTTTTTCAAACCAATAATTACCGCTAGATAAGTTTGCATTAGCATTGCGTACAATTACGTCAGTATAAGTACCTCCGTTTAAGTCATTATCCCATTCGTTTGTATCCTTATAATCAGTAATTTCGCCCGTTTCCTCATCTACTACCATCTCAATGCGAGAATATCCGACAGCGTTTAGCCGTGTCAATTCTTTTTGTTCACCGTTTGCATCAGCGTAGTAAATTCTACTTACATTGAATACTTCACTAACTGGTAATGTTTTGTAAACCAAAGGTAAAGAAAATTCGCAATCTGATAACTTAATCACTTCACCCTTTTTAGTTGTGAATGATTTAGTTTCGCTTTCCATACACTTAATAAACCTGTCAAGCATTTTCTTATATGCTTTCGCCGTTTCGTCTTCAGTAGGAAACAGACACTTAACAAGATTGATATTGCGTATTGCGGCTGCCTTTGGGTTCAACACTTTAACGCCGCCTATTGTAATGAAAGTGTCAGCGTTTTTCTCACCCTGAGAATAACTGAATGTACATACATAGAACTCATCTCCATTAGTACTCACTCTCTTTTCTGCTGAAATTAATTTACTTAACATGATTTTACCCTCCTTGATTAGTTTATACTTGTTGTTTAAGTGGAATAGCCCTACGATACAAGACCATAGGGGTGTTTCACTCCGATACAAGGTAGAGGGGTGTGAATTTTTGCTGGTTCCCACACGCAGATTTCTTCACCAAAAAAAATTTTTTATATATTTTTATTTTAAATAATGTTAAAAAATAGCTATTAAACTTAAATAAATATTCATAATAAATGTTAATAATAATAACTATTATAACTAAATATACGTTACTGTATACAGTAGATACAGTTAAATACAGTATGAATACAGAAGATATATTAGAAGAACTAACTAAAGTAGATGATGTAAGTCCTATTACTTTAGATTTAATCTTTACTTATTTATGATAACATTAGCAATTATATATGTAGTAAGTATTATAACAATGATATATAGTTATACTACTGCTCCAGAAATAAATAATGAAGAATGAACTACTACTTTATAAGACAAAAAGATCAATAGTATTCTAATTGCCTTTACTTAAGTAAGATAAGTAAAAACTATAAATTAGACGATAATTATAGATCGTTTACTTTACCAGGACAAATAGAATACACATTCTCAGAAGAATTATACAAATAGTTTAAAAAAGAAATAAATACAGTTAAATGACAGAATTTACTGCACTATGTTTAGTAGGTATGTTAGGGTGTTTAGCCTACATAATACTGAATAAACTAACAAAATAATTGTGCCCTAAGTACACGGGATCGTAGTACATTCCACGCTTACAAAGTTATCTATAGGTAGAAGCGCACCAGGGAATCCTAATCGTAAGTAGGCTCAGTTTAGCTACCTTTCTGACGGTCATTAGATAAAAAAGGTAGCCCCTAAAACGGTATTACTATGGAAAAGAACGAACAAAAAAAAACAGATAGGATTGAATATGTTTTCAGAAATAAAACTTATATAGCCACTCCTGAACTTAGTAAGGGTTGCTGTGTAGGTTGTGCATTTGTTAATAATATGAACTGTGCAAACTTTAAGGACAGGATGAACATCTGTCATAAAGGTTATATCTTTAAGCGTAAATTTAATCATATAGATGAGTAACCTTACTTTACTTACTGCGTTAATAACAGTATTAAAATAAATATTATGGAAGATAAAGTACTAGAAACAGTGGTAAACGGATTGGAATATAGTTTTGAAAAAGATATATTAGTAAAACCTTTAGCTCCTATTATGATTACTAAAGAATATACAGAGCAGATTCCTACTGGAGAAAAAGATGAAGAAGGTTTTAATAAGTATGAAGTGAAGACTCATACTAAAGAAGTTGAATCAGATTTTGCAAAAGGTATTGTTCTATCTATTCCAACCAGTACTGATAGTACCATTAAGGTTGGTGATACTATAGTATACCCGAAGAAATTTGCTAAAGACTTTGATCTATTCAAGGACTCACAATTAGTTAAACCATACGACGTTGTAGCTAAAGTCGTTAAATAAGCTATCATAATACCTTGTTGAATAAGTTACCCTGCCATCAAAGCAGGGTTTCTTTTTGTCATTACTTTACTAAACCTTAATAAATGTTAAATATTTTAAACACTTTTTATATTAATACGTTTAAAGAGCATTATGGGAACAATGATAATATTTCTTGTTAGTGTTATTGGTTTTGGTATTCTTACATATTGTCAAGGAAAGAGAGAAGGTTACACGCAAGGTAGAATTGATGGATATGAAGAATGTAAAAAGAACTTTAACAGGATACAAGAATTTAAACAGAAGATATTAAATAAAAAGTTAGATATATGGAAGGATATAAAGTAATTAAGGAATTCAGTTTTGCTGAAAAAGGCGATGTATTTACTAAGGTTGAAGACTTGAATTTATGGGAACTACAGAAGTCTGAAACAAAACCAGAAATGGAAACTTATACTTCTATGGCGTTTGATTCATCTACTATGGATGAATTAGCTAAAAAAGATTATGTAATCTGGTTTAGTGAAGATGAAAATGATTGTTGTGTCTGTGATTGCTGTGATAAATTAGAAGAAGTAAAAGAATACGTTAATACTCTGATTGATACATATACTAAGGACTATAATGAACTAATAAAGGATTATAATGAAGGTAATGTTCAACAGTGTGTTAGAGTAGAGGCTGAAACAGTATATCATAATTTAAATAAGGTTCTTAATAGTATTAAAGATTTGTTAGATGAATAAATTAGTAAAGACTGTCAATAAAGGCAATCTTTACTATGAATACCTTAATGCTTTAAATGGTATACTACAACTTACAAACAGGGAATTGGAGTTACTTACTAAATTTGTTGAATTAGATGTGAATTTTACTCCAATACCTGGTGTAAGTAAGAATGTAGCAAACACTGATAATCGTAGAATGATTAAAAGTACTATGGGTATTACTCCAGACAACTTAAGTAGATATATAAGTAAGTTCAAGAAAGAGGGTCTTTTAGTACAGGGAAAAGCAGAAGATGAATTAGTAGTTAATAAGATATTAATTCCAGAGATAATAAAAGATAGAGTACAAATAACATTAATACTAAGAGTAAATGAGTAATAGAACAAATAATAAAACCTTCTATATGCTTTTTGACAACGGAGAAATAATGCGTGTAGAAAATAGAAGCAATAAATTAGTACGATACTTTCGTCATATTTTTAACTTACGTTCTAATTTAAAATTGACTACTTTTGTTCCAAAGAAACCTTATTCTAATAAAGAAACTAAAAGGTTATCTGATATATTATACAGAAACTCTAACTTAGATGAAGCCGATATCATAGTAATAATAAATTCTATTAGACCTAACACTATTAGAGAATCTTTAACAGAATTAGAAACTAGTGAATATTATATAAATGCAACAGCAAAAAAAGATATCAATTTACTCAAGTCTCGCAAATAAATATAATCTACCATATCCTGTTATAGAAGTAATATGCAACAGTCCATTTAAGTTTGCTAAAGAAGTAATGTCAAATGATGAAGATACTAAAGATATTATGTTTGCTTACTTATTTAAACTTAAATTAAAAAAGAGATATAAAGAAACAAAATGAGACAGTTTATTGAAGAATGCTTAACACCCAATTATAAGATTCACTGGTTAGATTCTATTTACTTTGATCCTGTATTACTTAACAATATACAGATGTATATAGCAATCAGTGACAGTAGACTATTAAGAATATGATACTAAGAAAGTTTGATAATATATATCCTAGAACATTTTGGATAGCTATAATAGAAAAGGAAGAAGATGTATACACAATATTAAAGAAATTCACTATATACAACTTATTACCAGGTTTCGATAAAATACGAAAAGAAGCTGAAGAAGAAATGTTAAAGGCGTATGACGGAGATGTTATTGCAGAATGTAGACCGGTTATGTTAAACAGTAGTTCTGAGATGGGTATTATTTGCATAATATATAGACCTGATGAATTAGATGGTACGCATATAGCACACGAATCAGTTCACATAACTGATTATTACTTTGAAGTTACAGGTATGAATGGAGAAGAATTCTCAGGTGGTGGTAACGAAGGGTATGCGTATTTAGTTGGCTGGGCTGCTGGATGTTTTATTAAAGTAATGAAAGAATATGGAAAGACAGAGTAAAGAAGATTCATTAGCTCTATGGGAATTTGAGAAAAACAACGTTAAACAATTTGGATCTAATATCAGTGAAGAGCTAAAAGAGTTAATGGAAGTTGCAGATAAGAAGATCAATAACTATTCCTTAACATACAATGAATTCGTGGATGATATTCTAGAAGGTTTAGCTAAGTTGAAAGATACAGACAGCATTGAAACTAGACAGCTACAGATAAAAGGATTGTACAATTGTTTAACTAATAAGTATATTGAAGATGGAGAACGATGGTAAGAAATATGATTGTGGTAAAGTAAGAATGGATTTAGTTCCATTAGATGTAGTTGAGAATATTGGTAAGGTACTTACTTATGGAGCTCAGAAATACTCAGATAACAGTTGGCAAAACCTTCCGGATTTTTGGAAAAGATATAAAGCAGCATTACTAAGACATCTTACTGCTATAGATAAAGGAGAATTGATAGATCCTGAAAGTGGGCTACCTCATATAGATCACGTACTTTGCAATACAGTATTCTTAGATTGGGGATTTCATCACGGTAAAGCAATTAGTATTAATACAAAAGATATTGAACAAGATAAATAATTATGGAACAATTGAAATTTAAAAAGTTAGATTATTCAGTAAAGAAAGAAGACGGTACAGAAGAGATTAAGAAGTCTGAAGGTAAGTTGCCTACTAGAGCTACAGCTAATAGTGCAGGGTTAGATCTATATGCTACACGCCTTACTCAAGAAATAGATAATAGTGGTAAATTAGTATTAGTATATCATACTGATATTGCTGTAGAAATTCCTGAAGGATACGTTGGTTTTATTTGCATGAAATCATCTGTCTCTAAGAGATCAATTATTATGTGTAATGGTATTGGAGTAATTGATTCAGATTACCGAGGAGAATTAATGGCTAAGTTCAAGATAACTACAGATGCTATTCCTACAGTATATACTACAGATGAACCATTTGCTCAATTAGTTATAATTCCTTGTTCTATATTAGAACCTACTTTAGTAGAAGAGTTAAGTGAAACAGAAAGAGGAGAAAAGGGATTTGGAGAAGTTACAACAGAACAATTAAATAAAGGAACAAAAGAAAATAAATAATTATGGAACAGTTTAATATTACAATTACACCTGTAAGTGCATCAGGAGTTGGAAATTTCATTGAAGTTCGTATTGATGGAATGTTGTATAGAACGGAGATTGTACAAGGTGAATTTACTGAAGATGTAATGAAACAATCTATGGAAAAATTAATGCCTACCATTCCTGCTGAACAACAAGAATCTGTAGAATTGAAATTCTATCAATTGTTAGATGCTATTGCAAATACTAAAGCTGAAGAGGAATATAGAGCAGCTCATCCAGAAGAGTTTATGCCAGAGAATTTTGAACCTAGTGTTGAAGAAGTAACTGATGAAACTATTTGATATAAACAGTGGTAAAGTAGTAATACATCCAGATGCTTTAGGTCTCCCATTCTTTAAAAAACTATGGGAGGCTGATAAGCCTGATAAACAACAAGCCACAAATGTAATAAGCTACATAGTATTAATGTGGTACTTTAAATCTCCATATGTACTTCAATTAGAACCAGATATTAGGGAGAAAAAGCTCAAATAGTTATACTTTAACGATGAAAATTATAAGCTTACTGTAGAGGAAAAAGCTTGTGAAGATGATTACAAAAAGCTGATATATACTAGGAATCTTAGAATGTTAGATAGTATGAGAAATAAAGTAGATACTATTAGTAAATACTACGAAGATTCTCTAGAAGAACAGTTAGATGAAAAGAAAATTAAAGATCTATTGGCTGGTATGGAAAAGGTAAAAGCTACTTTTCAGACATTAGATTTCCTCGAAAAAGCAGTTAAAGCTGAAGAAGTTAGTACTACTAAAGTACGTGGAGATGCTCAGATTAATCCTTATGAATTAGCTTAATTTGTGCAAATTATACACAAGTTTATAACAATAAATTAATGAGTACGTTATATGAATATAAATAAAGAAACTATGAAGAAAGTACTTGATTTAACAAAATGCAATAGCACTGAAGAAATTTGTGATGTGCTTGAAAAAGAAATTGATAACAAACGAAAAGCAGATGCTTATCTTAAAGAAGCCGGTGAATCTTTGGTTGAAGAATATAAGAAAGAAGCAGTAGCTGAACCTAAGAAGAAAGGTATTATCAAGCGTACTATTCATTGGCTAAAGAGTTTGTTTAAGAAATAATCTCGTTGAACTGATAGAGAGGTCTGACAGGGACAGACATTAAATATTCCCTGGCACTGGAGCGTAACGTAATGGTAGCGTCGCCGGCTCTAACCCGGTATGTGTGTGGGTTCGAATCCTACCGTTCCAACTAATTAAAATTAATAATGACGTATAGAGATATAGATCCAAAACTAGCTGGAATTTACTTATTTAAAAACAATATAAATGGTAAATGTTATATTGGTCAAGGAGTATCTATAAGAAAAAGACTCAAACATCATCTTAGCAATATTAGAAATAAACGATACGATTTACCATTATATAGAGCTATAGAAAAATACGGATTACATAACTTTACTATAGATATAGTAGAATCTTTTATACCCGACGAATCAATTACTACAGAACAGTTAATAAATAAATTAGACGATTTAGAAATAAAATACATAGAGCAATATGAAGGGTATACTAAAGGATATAATTGTACTAAAGGTGGAGACTTTGGTGTTCTTGGTTTGAAGATGACAGAAGAACAAAGAAAGAAAGTTTCTGAAAATACTAAGAAATTAATACGAGATGGAATTATAGGAAAACGAGTATATATGTACAATTTTATAGATAAGTATTATATATATGCGCATACTATAAAAGCCGCATCTACAATAACTGGTCTAAGCGGATCAAATATAAGTAAATTATGTAATAATAAATATATACATCCTTTCTGTAACAATTTTATTGCTGACTTTTCTAAAGAAGAATTAGAGAAGAAAAAAGACAAAATATACAGTTTGTGGAAAGAATATGAAACTAATAGACATTGCAATTCTGACTGGTATAAAGGTATGCCTGGTTTAAATAAAGGAAAAAAGATGTCAGAAATACAAAAAGAGAAGTTAAGAAATTCTTCTACAAAATATTTTGTTTATCAATATAGCAAAAATGGAGAATTATTAAATACATTTAAAGGTATGCATAATGCTGCAAAAGCAGTAAATACGGATTATAATTCTATTAAAAGAGCTTGTAATGGTAAAGCTAAAACATGTAAAGGATTTACTTGGAAGAAAGAATTGATACAATCTACTTGTTGACATGTTAAACATATTAAGAAACTATGATTGACTTCTAGAAGAAAATTAAAAATTCTGATAAATTTAGAGAACCAGCTCTGTAGTTTTTAACTACAGGGCGTTATTGTTTATATCCAGCTGGTTCGTCAGAATACTTTCAATACTGGGACGAACAGAAAGATCGTTGCATTAATGGTTATACCGCAGAGGATGGAGATTACATCACTGGGTATAACTATTTTTATATTAACTTTTGTCCAATGCAACGTATAGTTAATATTGTTACTAAACTGCCTAATGGAGAAACTAAAGTAAAAAGAGACAGTGTAGTAACATTTCCAGACTTTTACGATTATGACTATTTTTACTTCTAGGCAGTATAGGAAGCAGAAGATAAAGGTAAACACATATGTTTACTTAAATCTCGTCGTAAAGGCTATAGCTATAAAGGTGGTGCAATGGCGTGTCGCAATTACTATTTGATACCTAATAGTAAAACATACATATATGCATCTAATAAACAGTATCTTACGGAAGATGGTATCCTTACTAAAGCTTGGGACTATATGGACTTTATAGATAAGAATACAGCTTGGGGTAAGAAACGATCTGTTAACAGTACTATGCGTAAACGAGCTGGATTCTGGACTAAAGATGAATTTGGCAATGAAGTAGAAATGGGTTATAAGTCAGAGATTATTGGTGTTACTTTGAAAGATAATCCTGATGTAGTACGTGGTAAACGTGCTAAATTAATTCTATTTGAAGAAGGAGGTTCATTCTCAGAATTAGGTGCTGCGTGGCAAATTGCTAGACCATCTGTAGAACAAGACGGTGTAGCGTTTGGTACTATGATTGTATGGGGAACTGGTGGTGACAAAGGCTCTGCATTTGAAACTATGAAAGATATGTTCTATAATCCAGGTGGATACAATTGTTTAGGATTTGAGAACATATGGGATAGTACACCTACAGATAAATTGTGTGGATTCTTTGTTCCATAGTATACTAATCTAGATACTAGAGATGATGATGGTAATAGAATATACATGGATGATGATGGTAATACTATTACTAAACCTTCTCTTGAATTTATATTAGATGAACGTAGAAAGGTAATAAGTACAGCTACTAATACTACTGCTATAGACCGTTATGTTGCAGAGCGTCCTATTACTCCATAGGAAGCAATGTTAGAATTTAATGGTAATATATTTCCTAAAAAAGAATTACAAGAACAATTAGGACTTATTCGTACTAATACTTAGTTATAGAATCATAAACAAGTAGGTGATTTAATATTTGATGAAGCTGGTAATATTAAATGGATACCTAAGAAACATGGCGATGTTACTAAATATCCATTAGGTAAAGATGATGATCCTACTGGTTCAATAGTTATATGGGAACATCCTGCTAAAGACGCTACTATTGGATTATATATAATAGGTGTAGACCCTTACGATCATGATCAATCTGGTACTAATTCGTTAGGATCATCTATAGTATATAAAAGGTTTTAGAACTTTGAAGAGTACTATGATATTATAGTAGCAGAATACACCGGTAGACCTGCAACAGCTGAAGAATACTATGAAAACTTACGTAAGTTGGCATTATACTATAATGCACGTATAATGTATGAAAATGAACGCAAAGGTCTATTCCCTTACTTTACTGCTAAGCATTGTGATTACTTATTAGCTGATCAACCTGATATTATTAATGATATAGTTAGTAATTCTAAAGTACAAAGAAGAAAAGGTTGTCACATGAATAAGTAGATAAAGCAATGGGGTGAAGGTATGATAAAAGAATGGTTGAATGAAGAGTATGCACCAGGTAAGAAAAACCTAACTAGGATACTATCAGAGCCGCTATTAGAAGAGCTAATAAGCTATAACGATACAGGTAACTTTGACCGAGTGATGGCGTTGATGTAGGTTATGATATATAGAGAACAACTATATAATGTAGTTGTTAAAAAGAAAGAAAAAGAAAATAAATAGAAGATGCTCTTTGATGGACCAATTTTTGCGCAGAGTTGGTTCAATGACGATACTCCAAGAGTATTTTCAAACGACGATAATGTATATACATTTTAATTATGAAGAATACTAAAAGTTTCCCTGCACAGAAACTACCAATGTCAAAGAAGACACAAGCCTGGAAAGAAGCCTGCGTAGACTATGTAGTAGGCGCTGGAGATTCAGGATTTGGTGGTAATGGTAGATCTAGATCTGACGAGATGTAGACTTACTATGATTTATATAATAGCATATATAATGAAAAGGATCTTAAATATGTAACTAATCCATTTAAACAAGATGATGGATTTCCTGCTATGGCATAGGATTATAATATCATCAAACCATATGTAGATCAGTTACTTGGTGAAGAAACTAAGAGACCTTTTAATTTTCATCCACAACGTACAAGTGATATAGCTGCTAGTGAACTACAGGAAAAAGCCAAAGAAATGCTAATGGATTATATTCAGGCTACTATAGCTAGTAAGTTAAGTCCAGAACAAGCAGCTAGATATGAACAAGCATTAGCTACAGGAGAAATCTAGACTCCAGAAGCTATAGCTAAGTATCTATAGAAAGATTATAAAGATATAGCAGAAACTGAAGCTTATCACGCATTACAATTTCTAAAGAGAAAATTGAATCTTACTCATGAGTTTTATAAAGGTTGGAAAGATGCTTTAATAGGTGGAGAAGAAATATACTATGTAGGTGTAATCAATGGAGATCCTTATGTAGAAAGAGTAAACCCTATGTACTTTGATTATGAGCATTCTTTAGACTTAGAATTCATAGATGATGCCGCATGGTGTCGTAGAAAGATGATTATGTCTGCTACTGAGATATACGATAGATTCTATGATAAAATGTCTGAAAGACAACTAAATGAATTATTAGAACTTATTGATCAAAAACCAGGAGCAGGCAATAATCCAGAAATAAGGAAGACAAGTATGGATTATGAATCTATTAAGTTACATAAGATTAACAGTTTCACAGATAATCCATTTGATATAGATCATATAACAGTATATCATTGCTGTTGGAAATCTTTTAAGAAAATAGGTTTTGTTACTTTACTAAACCCAGAAACTGGAGAATACGAAGAATTTCAAGTAGATGAAGATTATAAAGTAACAGGTACAGAATATTCTGTAGAATGGGACTGGATCATTGAGGTATGGGAAGGATATAGAATAGGTGATGATATGTACATAGGTATTCAACCTATTGAATATCAACATATATCTGCTGATAATCCTAATTCATAGAAATTACCTTATACTGGTGTAGTATATAATAATACTAATAGTAAACCAAGATCATTAGTAAGCATGATGAAGCCATTACAATATATGTATATCGTAGTATGGTATAGATTGGAATTAGCTTTATCTAGAGATAAAGGTAAAGTAGCCGTAATGGACATCACTTAGATACCTAAATCAATGAATATTGATGTGAATAAATGGATGCATTACTTAAGTGCACTTGGTGTAGCATTTATTAATCCTTATGATGAGGGTTGGGATATACCTGGGCGTGAGGGTGGTAAACCATCACAGTTTAACTAGTTGTCCTCTTGGGATTTAACTATGAGCAATGTTATAGCTGAATATATTCAATTAATGCAGAAGATTGAAGATATGGTAGCTAAACTTACTGGTATTACTCCACAAAGACAGGGACAAGTTGCTGCTAGTGAATTAGTAGGTAATACTAATGTTGCAGTTAATATGTCTTATCACATTACAGAACCTTGGTTTTGGAATCACAATTAGGTAAAAAGGAGAGTTCTAACAATGCTGTTAAACACTTCTAAAGCTGCTTGGAAAGACAGTAAAAGATATCTAAGTTATGTGTTAGATGATGCTACTAGAGCGTTCATACAATTATCTGATAACTTCTTTTATGAAGATATGGATATATTTGTAGATGATAGTACTAAGAATCAACAATATATAGATCAGTTAAAACAATTGTTACAGCCAGCTATGCAAAATGGAGCAAGTCTATTAGATGTTGCAGAAATTATCACTTTAGATAATGTAAGTATGATTAAGAATAGACTTGAAGAAATAGAGCAGAAAAGGATAGAACAAATGCAATAGCAACAACAAGCTGAACAACAAGCACAGCAGTAGATAGCTGAACAACAGAATTAGCTTAAAGAAGAAGAGCTTATGCTTAAGGAAGCTGAACTGGATCTTGAAAAATATAAAGTAGATCAAGACAAATATAAAACAGATCAAGACAACGCTACTAAAATTACTGTAGCACAAATTAATGCTTATCGTGGTGCTGAGAATATGGATCAAGATATGAATGGCATTCCTGATCCAATTGAAATAGGAAAACAAGCATTAGAATAGTAGAAGATAAATTCTGATATTGCTACTAAACAATTAGAACTTAACAATAAGCGTAGAGAAATAGAGCAGAAGAGAGAAGCTGAAAATAAGAAGATACAGCTTGAAAAAGATAGAATGAAGCATGAAACTGAATTACAACGTATGTCTGATAAAGCTGCTATGGATAGAGAGAAGCTAAAGGCAAAGACAGCTTTGAGAAATAAAGTAGTAGGCGAATCTAAATCTAAATAACTATGAACTGGTTTAAAGAAACATGGTGGTTAGTAAAGCAATTATTTACTACTACTAAGAATAAAGATAAAGTATAGTATAAACATATGGATCATTATCCTTTTAGTGGGTACTCTGCAATGAGTTGGTGTGGATATATTTTAACTAAAAAGAAAGAATCTGTTATTAAAACTACTACTTGGAATCACGAAAATATACATTTACAGTAGGCTAAGAATAAGGGTAGTTGGTTAAAGTATTACACTGATTATGTATGGGAGTGGATCAAAGGCAATCCTATTATTTACCCAGCATCTTCTGCATACTATACAATACCTTATGAAATGGAAGCATACGCAAATGAAGATAAATCTGATTACGAAATTAATACGAATAAGTATAAAATAAAAAATCGTAAAAAGACCTATAGAGAGAATAAGAAAAATTGGTTTAACTATATTAAAAATTTATAATTATGGCATGCGGTGGAAAGAAAGGTGGCAAGAAGTCATCTAAAAGTGGAAAGAAAAGTAAATAATTATGGAACGTGAAGCATTTAGATAGAGAATGCAACAGTATAAGTAGGCTAGGGAGAATAATCCCTAGCTGAAGTACTGGGATTGGAAGAAGTATGCAGATGGTGGTATTGTAGATGAAGATCCACCACAGAATACTAGTGAAAGACCTATTACTAACTTTGATCCTAAAGGAGATCCATATAATCCTACATATGGATATAATCCAGGTGCAGGTTATGTTTCAAATTCAGATCCATTAGGTAGTTTATATGTAGAAGGAGCTTTACTTAATCCAGTATTTAAATTAGTTGGTAATACTGTGTCTAATATTGCAAGAGGATTGACTAAGTATTCTTCTAAATATGTTCCAGAAGTAAAAAGAACTGTTTAGGATAAAATAAACAGTTTATTCCGTAGAGAAGCAGAAGATAAAGCTCGTACATTTAAATTATACGATGATGCTATAGAATCTAGAAATAGGATAATTGAAGATTTATATATGAATCCTGCGTATATGGAAAGAGCTAATTCAATCAAAAATGCATATGGTGATAATTATGCAAAAGTATACGAAGATATAATTAATTAGTACAATACTAATTATTGGAATTTGCCAAATCCTGTTATAAAGCAATTAGATGCTAAAGCTAAAATGTAGGCTAAAGATGCAGCTATAAATAGATACATTACTAAAAGAAAACCAGCAGGATACGACGACTTTGAATATCAAATAAATAGAAATCTTGCAGAAATAGATTATCCTACAACTAGACATGAATTAGGTCACTATGTTGATTTTAATTTAGCTAAAAGTTCAAATCCCGATTACAGCAATACAATGTTTGCAGAACTAAAAAGAGACTTATCAAAACAGAAGAATCCATTATTTCCAGACAAAACTGATTATTATAGCAAAGGTACAGAATAGAAGTCTTATATGAATACTCTTAGAGAGTATATGTTTAAGACTGGGATGATTAATAATATAGGAGATAAGATAACTTCTAAGTAGATTAAGAAGGCTATAAGATCATTACCTAAGGATATGAAATCTATTGAAGCTGCTTATCTTCAATTTGCTACTCCTGGATAGTATACAAAATGGTTCAACAAGATACCTTTACTTGGTACTTATCCTATAGTAAATAAACAATTTTAGAATTATGAAGAAGATAAAGATAAAGCCAGAGAATAAAGGTAAGTTCAATGCAACTAAAAAGAAAACAGGGAAAACAACTGAAGAATTAACTCATAGTAAGAATCCTGTAACAAAGAAAAGAGCGATCTTCGCATAGAACGCTGCTAAATGGAATAAAGGTAAAAAGAAGAAAAAATAAATCTAATTAAAATATTTAATTATGGATAAAAAAATGACATTAGGTGGATTTGAAGCTGTATTAGATAGCTTTATCCCTAATCCAAACGGTGGTTTTAGAAATTCAGAACTTGATGATAATACTAATATTGATGCAAGTGAATTTGAATCACTAGATGATGAAGAATTGGAAGATATTAAAAATAACAATATCGAAGTAAAAAACAAAAAAGAAAAACCAGTAGAAGAAGAAAAGGATACTGAGGAAGAAGAAACTGAAGAAGATATTGAAGATAGCCCTAAGCGTAAACCAGGTAGACCTCGTAAAGAGGATACTACTGTTGAAGAAGAAGCTGAAGAGGAAGAAGAAACTGAAAATAACGAAGAAAGCATCGTTACTAACTTCTTCGACGCTATAGCTGAAAAGCTTAATTGGGAATTTGAAGACGAAGAGGAAAAACCAAAAAATGTTGATGAACTAATTAATTACTTCCAAAATGTCATTGAAGAAAATAGTAAGCCTGAATATTCTAGTGAAGAAGTAGAAGCACTAGATAATTTCGTAAAGCAAGGTGGAGATTTAAAGAAGTATCTGACTATTGATGCTGAGTTAGATTTAGATGATATTGATATTGAAGATGAAGCTAATCAGAAATTAGTAGTAAAACAGTTACTTAAAGAAAAAGGGTTCTCTACTAAGAAAATTGATAAGTTAGTAAGTAGATACGAAGAAGCTGGATTACTTGAAGATGAAGCACAAGATGCTTTAGAGGATCTCAAAGAGATTAAAGAAGAGAAGAAGAAACAGCTATTAGAGGAACAGAAAAACGCTTATCGGTTACAGCTATAGAGACAACAGCAGTTCTATGATAACGTTGTTAGCGAAATAAAAGGCTTAAAGAATATACGTGGTATTACAGTCCCTGAAAAAGATAAAAAGGTTTTAATGGATTATATACTTAAGCCAGACACAGACGGTAAAACAAAGTACCAAAAGGACTATGCTAAGGGTGGTGTTAAGAATCTCATAGAATCAGCATACTTTACAATGAATGCTGACAAACTTATTGAAGCCGCTAAACGTGAAGGAAACAATTCAGCTATTGATAAGTTTAGACGAAGTTTAAAATCTAGTAGTATTACTACTAAATCTAGAAAACAAGCTACGAGTTCTGATGATGATCCAATTTGGTTCTCAGCTGCACGACAACTGCGTATATCATAATAATTAATTATATAAATAAAAAAATTAAATTACTAGTATTTTATGGATAATAATATTCTTAATAACCTCCAATTATACAAAGGTAAATGGTTTTCTGATTTGATCGACACTAATAAGATTAGTCTCGCTTCTCAGCAAAGACCTTATGAGGTATCTACTATCCTGTCATACGTATTTGGTACTAAAGATAATGGTTACAGTACTTCTCTTGATATGTTGACAGGTGGTCTTGGAAATGTAATGACTATTGATCAGCCTTCATTTGAATGGGGTGTTATGATTGACCAGGATAGAGCTGTTACAATTCGTGACGCTAAATGGAATGGTGCTGCAATTGATGAAAATTCTACTCCAGGTTTGGGTAATACACCTATCACTTTGTGGTTGGAAGATGCATGGTTTGGTCCTGGTGCTACTATCGAATTTGATGATAAGAGTCAGGCACGTATTCAGGATGCTCCGTATCAGGATGGTAATCTGTATGTTTATACAGTATTTGTATCTAATGGTAGCCCCGCTTCTTATATTGACCCTGCTGTTTTAGCTTCTGGTTGCCAAGTAAACCGTTTGGCTTCTGCTTATGAAGAATACAGTGAAGAGGCTGATATCCTGAATTACAATACTCACTTCAAGATGCGTAACTATTTGACTACAGTACGTCTGTCTTATGATATCACAGGTTCTGCTTACTCTACAGTTATGGCAGTAGCTTTGAAAGATCCTAAGACTGGTAAAACTTCTTACTTGTGGTCTACATTCCAGGAATGGGTTGCAATGCGTGAGTGGTACAAACGTCTTGAAAGAGCTTTGGTATACAATCAGAACAATGTAAACAAAGATGGTTCTTGTAATCTGAAAGGTAAGAATGGTCGTCCTGCATTTATTGGTGCTGGTTTGTTGGAACAGATTGCTCCGTCTAACAGACGTTATTATACTCGTTTGACAGCTGAACTGTTGGAAGACTTCTTGTTTGACCTGTCTTACAATGTATTAGGTACTAATGAACGTAAGTTTGTTGCCTTGACTGGTGAAATGGGTATGCGTGAATTTGACCGTGTACTTAAAGAAAAGATGGCTAACATGAACTTGATTGACACAGTATTCGTAACTGGTTCTGGTGATAATTTGAAGTTCGGTGGTCAGTTTAAGACTTACGCAATGTCTAATGGTATTGAATTGACTTTGAAGTATTTCCCGTTGTATGACAATACTACTTACAATCGTCAGTTGCATCCTGTTACTTTGAAACCGTTGGAATCTTACCGTATGACATTCTTGGATTTAGGTCGTCGTGATGGTGAAGCTAATATTGTTAAAGTAGTTCGTAAAGATCGTGAATTCGTTAACTGGTGTACAGCTGGTTCTGTAACTCCTGCTGGTTACGCTCACTCTAATACAGAAGTTCGTTCTAATGCTAAGGATGGTTACTCAGTACACTTCTTAGGTGAGGTAGGATTGATGTTGAAAGATCCTCGGGCGTGTGGGGAGCTAATCATGATGGCAGAATAATAATTAACTAACTTTAACATGTAATTACCTGACAGCCTGAGTAACTTAATTAAGTTATCTGCATTTATCAAATATAAACATTTTAAACAGATAATTATATGTTAAGTTACGAAGTATATAAGATTACAAATAAAGTAAACGGAAAAGTTTATATAGGTATAACTAATAGAGGAGCTGGTGCTAGATTTAAACAGCATCTATTTGAAGCTGAACACGGCTCCTCTTTTAGATTCCATAACGCTCTTAGAAAGTATGGAGCAGACGGATTTGATATCAATATCATATCATTCTGTAAAAATGCAGAAGAACTTAAAGAAAGAGAAAAGTTCTTTATAAAAGAATACGATTCTACAAATCCCGAGAAGGGATACAATATGACAGAAGGTGGAGATGGTACTTTTGGTAGACCTTGTTCTGAAGAAACTAAACAAAAAATAAGTATAGCTAACTCTGGTAAAACAGCTAGTGAATATACTAGAAAGTTATTATCTGAAGCGGGTAAAGTGCGAACAGAAGGTAGAGATAAGTATTGGAAATCTGGTAAAATCGGTGAAACTAGAAAAAAACCAGTATTACAATACACTTTAGATGGAGATTATATAACAGAATATAGTGGTGTAAACGAAGCCAGTAGAAAAACTGGAATAAGTACTTCATTAATAATATCATCCTTAAAAAGGAAAAGAGTATTAATATCTGAAAGAAACCCATATATATGGTTATATAAAGAAGATTATAAAGAAATTCCAAGTAAAGTAGATCCATCTTTAGCAGCTATACTACCAGATTGGAAACCACAGATTTCTGATAAATGTAGACAGGCTAACATAGAGTCTAGAAAAAATAAAGTAAGAACTGCTGAAGAATTAGCTTTAATAAAACAAAGAGCTACAGAAGCATGCGGAAAGAAAGTACTACAATATTCATTAGATGGAAAATTGTTAGCAGAGTTTGATAGTATATCCGAAGCTAGTAAAAATACAGGTCAAGATAGAAAAACTATAGCTAATAGTGCTAATGGAAAAACAAAAGTAACTAAATCTACCAAGTTTATTTGGAAATACAAAGAATAACTTGAACACTCTAATTTTATAATTATGGAAGTAATCGTTAGAATAACTAAATAGAATCCTTGGACAGGGTTAGTAAAATGGTCCAACTGCTTTGATTACTTGAGTTCATATTGGACAAGATCTGGTAGCCGTTACACAGGTCTAACTCAAGATAAAGCTAGAGAACTAGAACAGAAAATGGGTAAAGCTGAAGGAGAATTAGATCCAGATAGCACATTTTGGGATACATTTGCAATTAAGATTGGTAAGAAAGAATTAGTAATTAATACTGATAGACCTGAAGGAGAATTGCAATATTTATTCCTATTAGGACATAAGAGAGTAGCTAATGGTATTGATAAGATAACTCCATCTACTGATTATGTACTTATAAATAAAGAAGCTGAAGCAGAACAAATTAATAAAGCTAACAAAGTTAAACGTGATGCTTATAGAGCATTGGATAAGATGAGTCTTGAAGATATGCGCAAATGTCTTAGACTATTTGGAGTTAAAGCTGACACTATGTCTAATGAATTGGTTGAAGCTAGACTTGGTGAAAACGTAGAAGCTGATCCAGCAAGATTTATTAGAATTTGGGTAGATAATCCTAATAAAGAAATTAACTTTGTAATTGAAGAAGCTTTAAGTAAAAATATTATTCGTAAGAACAGAGCATCATATTACTTTGGTACTGATCTTATTGGTAACGGTCTTGAAGATGTAATTGCATATTTGAAAGACAAAAAGAATCAAGATATTTACTTAAGTATTATGTCTGAAATAAAATCTAAATAATGACTAGAGAACAATTTCACTCATATTTTAAAGTAGCAATGGACAAGAACTCTCAAAGCGTAGCCTTTGGGGGTTGTCCTGCTTTCTTACCAGAAGAAATAGATTACTGGTTAGATCAAGGTTTATACCAGGAAATAAGTAATAAATTTACTGGTAACAATTATTTAAAAACTAGTTTTGAAGGATCAGTAAAGCGTATCCATGACTTAGAAAAATTAGTACACACAGATACAAATGTTATTGCTAATACTGAAACAGATTCTAACAGATGTTATGTTACTAATCTATTTAATGGAGATAGAATGTTCTTTGTAGATGCAGTATTAAACTTTAATAATAAGAAAGCTACTATAAAATTAATAGATCATGCAGATGCTACTAAATTCAAGAAAACTTATAATAACAATCCTTGGATAGAAGAACCAGTAGCTGTAATAGAAGATAATACCTTATATATTTACTACGATTACTTAGCTATGAGTAGTAATAACTATTATGTAGATATTACTTATGTTAAGTTTCCTACTAAGATAGAAAATCTACCAGCAGATGGTATGAGTGAAATACCAGAGTATATGCAGTTTGAAGTAATTAATAGAGCTGTAGAACTAGCATTAGAAGACATTGAGTCTAAGAGAATATAGACTAAATCACAGTTGAACCAAATAGATGAATGATTATGACAGACCGTGGATTTCAAATCGAGTTTGAACGTAGGCTATAGTTAATGAATCCTAACTTAGTTATTAAGGATAAGCTATCCTCAGACACTATTATATCATTCATTAATGAGGCAATTGATAAATTTTATAAAACAAGATACTCAGGTATTAACTTTAAAGCTCAAGGATTTGAGTAGACAGAAAAACGTATAGATGATTTGCGTACTTTAATTCGTAAAAGAAACTATTCAAATACTTAGATATCCAAAGGAACTAAAAATTCATACTCTGTTGAATTACCAGATGATTATGTACTATTACTTGGTGATACAGCTGGTATACAACCAAGTGATGAATACCCTAATGAATGTTGGGAAAAGGATAATCTAGGTGCATATATAGTTAAGTATACAGATACATTAGAATCTACAATTGAAACAATAGATAGGCAGTTAAGTAATTCATTATCTGAACATAAGCTAAAATATTGTCAAGCTAGACCTTTAAAGTTAATTCAAAATAATAATGTAATATTATACACAGATGGTCAATACAAAGTAAGTGAATATGAAATTACATATTTAGCTAAACCATCTGATATTAATCCAAGTAATATTACTAATACAGAATATACAGATTTGCCAGAACATACACATATGGAGATTGTGAAAATGGCAATTTAGATTTATCTTGCTACTAAACCAATGTAGCATTATAATGCTTATTCCAACGAAATAGCTTCAATGGAATAACAAATAAATTAATGCGTTTGTCTGACCTGGAAATCTGAAATAAGGAAAGTAGAAGGACAAACTAGACTAGCGCTAAGTCTAACAATTAATTATTTTTATATAAACTATGATTACACACGTTGATACCGTACTTATCGGTAAAACATGTCCAGCATCTTATACTACAGTAGATAATCTTGCTCAGGGTGCTGTAGCTTTATTTGATGAAAATAAGAACTTAATTAAAAATGAAGCTAGTGCAGTAAAAGCATCTACAGTATATATTGGTGTGGCTGGAGATAATATGACTATTGCTTTGCCTAATGGTACTAGTGCTACGAAGCGTTCTGTAGAGTACTCTAATGCCATTTAGAAAGCTTCTAAACCTTCTTATGTAATTGGTGATTATGTTGCACCTGTAGAAGAAAAAATCGAAATTGATTTAACTAGTGCTACTGTTGTTATCGGTCACAGATATGTTTTGCGTATTGTTTATAAAGACATGTACGAAGCTCCGGGACAGTTTACTCATACTTATGAAGTAATTGCTACAACCGAAACTGCTGACGATTTGGGTAATGCACTGTTGAAGAAGATTAATAAACATGCAAATCGTAGAGTAAATGCTATATTTGCAAGTCATAAATTGACACTTACAGCTCTTCCTAAAGATGATAATGAAGGTGTTTATTCATTGAATGAATATTCAGTAGTTTCTATGGAAGCTTCTCTGTATGTTACTATTCCTGGCGCATTGTTGTCTAATGTTCCTGAAGCAGTTCCTGGTGTAACTATTACTAAGACTGCTGGTAAACCTGGTAAAGGTTACTGGAAACAGGTACGTGATATGGAAGTACGTATGTTGGGTTATAAGGGTCATGTATTCACAGATGCATATCCTATCATTGAACCTAAACGTAATGTTACTGAAGGTGCATCCTACGATTACATTACTATTGAAAATGATAATTTGTATTTATCACCAGATAATCAGTACATTAAAACTACTCCGTTGACTACTGAATTGTATGTTGAAGAAGCAGCTAACTTGAGTGCATCTCAGTTTGTTAAGAATCTTAAAGCATTTATCACTGGTGTTGATACTAGTGCTGGATAATACACGGTTTCTTTATTTAAACCCAGGCGAGGTTGAGGTTTATCCTCGGCTTCGCCTTTTTTAATTTTATTGATATGATTGATATGAAAATAATTAATACAAAGATTGAAAATAATATTCTAACAATCACTTTAGATAGCGCTAGTTCGGTCACTAAAGTTTATTTAGACAACGTTCTTAATAAGAAAAATATGTATAGTGAAAATGATGAAGATCATAATCATGTCATTAATTCTCCCAATATTTCTGATAACACTATTACTATAGACATTACAGAATATGATTCTACATCCTTTATAGTTAATGTTGTTGGGAGTAATAATGCAGTTTCAATTGCAATAGACTAGAAAAACCTGTATTATAGAAAAGTAAACATGTTAGTAACATTTTGTAATACATGTCTGGACAAACATTAGAAAGAAAAAATATTAATGTGTGATTTTAAATCACAATTACTTGAATATGCTCTAGCTAATTAGTTAACTGAAGATGCTATAGATTATTATGTTGATTTATGTAGACTCTTAGAAATTCCATTAGAACATACTTGTTGTACGTATAATAGGATAACAAATTGTAGAGTTTGTAGGAGTTGTAGTAATGGTTGTTGTACACTATGATAGAAAATAACTATAAAATAGGTAAAACAATAAGCAATAAAGTAAAATATGATATTGCTTATGATAGAACTCAGATATTAAACTATGTGTGTGTTAATTACGTATATGATATACTAATTCAAGGAGATACGTTTAATATAGATGAGGAATAGAGAATGAAATTATTAGTAGTAATAGATAAACTATTGAAATAATGGCATAGTATGCAACTAAAGACGAATTAAATGAACTCACTGGACTAGTAAGGACACTTTAGGGTAATGTCAATACCTTAGATACTAGTGTTGGTGAGCTTGATACCTTAGTTGAAAGAATTAACCATCTAGCTACTCTTAAAGATGTTACTATTACTTATATTACAGAAGGTGACTTACTGTAGTATGCTAGTGATGGTACATGGCATAATATACAACCATCAGCATTAGGTATTGGTGGTGGAGAAGGAGGCGGTGTAGTAGATACTGCTGTAGTAAAAGCTATGATTAAATCTGAAGGTAGTAAGTTATTCTTAAGTAAATTGTACGATGACACAGCTGCTGGTATAATTACTTTCAATGGAGGTTTAAGAAGTAATAAGATGACTTATCTAAATCAAGGAGTTTAGATAGGTACTTTTGTTACTGGTATGATTGGTGGTACAGGTGCTCAAATAGATAAAGACGGTAGAGGAGAAATGACCAGCCTTATTCTTAGAGAGTTCTTAGAAGTACCAGAATTAAGATTTAATAAGATAGATGTAGTAAGTGGTGAGCTATGGAATTCAATTGCATTTGGTACAGTTGAAGATGTAGATCTAGTTAACCAAATTGTTACATTAAAATTAGAAGATGGAGAATATAGTGGTATACATGTAAATGATATATGTAGAGGTATATTCCATAACTTTGATGGAGTTAATAATACTGAAACTGGTACTGATGATTGTGGATTTGATAAAGTATAGGGTTTTACTACATCTTACTTTACTCCTATAGAAGTATTAGATGCTAGAGGTAAACAATTCAGATATTCATTGAAACAAGGTACTACACAACATCCTTGTAAGTCAATGAAATTTGCTGTTTATGGTAACTTTACTGATGAAACTAGACAAGATAGTGCTTACTCTACTAGACAGTATAAAAGATACTTGAAGAAAGTAAACACTTGGCATATTAATCCAGCAAAGAATATTGCATCACAATTTGGTTTACTAGATGGTTTAAATATACCTGGTGCTCCTAATGATGGTAATCTTACTGGTAATGGTGCATATATTAGTAATATTTATCTTACTGATGCATATGTACAATTTACTCCTGAATAGATGGAAGACTTACATGGTCAGGATGCTTATTCAGTATCTCTTACTAGAACAGAAGGTAGTATAATTGTTGATAACGAATTTAATATCATAACAGATTATCAATAGCAAGAACAATTTACATTTGAAGTATAGGCGTGGAGAGGTAAAACAGCTTTAACATATAATACTGTAGTAGATAGAGATACATTCTTCTGTACTTGGGAATCTAATGGCATTGAATGTAGAGTAGATAATGGTAAGTTTACTATTACTAAGATTACCAATATTCACGATATGAAGTTACTTATTTATATTCATTGTGAAGGTACTGCTATATTCAATAGAGAGTTCAATCTATCGTACTAGCTAGAAGGTAATAGTTTATGGGTAACATATAATGATAATGATGCTACTCCTGATAGACCTGTTGGAGATGGTACATCATATGGTTGGCATAGAAACTATACAGCATCTGCTATATGGATGTCTACTAAAAGTGCCCGTAAAGTAGATGATCCTGATGTGCAATGGGGCGATCCTAATAGATTTAGAGGTGCTTCTGTAGCTGGTAAAGATGGTCAGTATACAGTGTTCTGTTATACTAACTCTAGTATAAAACCACCTAAACCTACTAGTTCTTAGATACCACCTGCTGATGATAACTATACTTGGTACATGTATCCACCTACTAGAGAAAGTAAGGAAGTATTTACTTGGATGATTCAAGCTACTGTATATGCAGATAAATCATTATCTGGTTGGACAGATCCTATTAGACTTACTGGTGAAACTGGTGAAGATGGTTCTGATGGAACTAAGTTAGAATTCATTTACAAAGTAACCAGTGCAAGTGATGCTCCTGATAAACCAGATACATCTCAGCAAGATGATTATATACCATTTGGTTGGTCAGATAGTCCTCAAGGAGTATCTAAAGATATGATGTATGAATGGGTATCACAACGAGAAAAGAAAGCTGCTAAAATTGGAGAAGGTGTATGGGGAGAATTTACACAACCAGTGTTGTGGTCCAAGTGGGGTGAAAAAGGTATGGATGGTGATGGATATGAGTATATATTTACTCGTACTGCCGATGTTGATAGAGTACCACAAACCCCTTCATCTATTCAATAGAATGACTATATTCCTACTATATCTAATGGTGGTTCTAAAGACTATAATTGGTCTGATGATCCAAAGGGAGTAAATGAGGATTATAAAGCAGAATGGACTTGTAAACGTGTACGTACAGATGGAGTATGGTCTAACTTTAGTACACCAGCACTATGGTCTAATTGGGGTGAACAAGGTTTATCAGGTGGTCATTATCAATACAGATGGAAAATATCTGCTACTAAACCTTCTATTCCTACAGATGCAGCTGCTTCAGGTTGGTCTACTAATAGTGAGTTAGTACCAGGAGATGGTGAGTACGTATGGTAGATTCAACGATTTGCTAATCCAGATGGTACTTTAACGGCATGGTCTAATCTTATACGTCTTACTGGTGCTGATGGTGAGGATGGTAAAGATGGTAATAGTATTGAATTTATTTATACTAGGAATGCAGATGGATCTCAACCTTCTACTCCTGCTAGTGTAAATCAAGCTGGTCATATACCTTCTGGTTGGACAAATCATCCTTCTGGTGTTACCGCATCATTAATGTATGAATGGGTATCTCAAAGATACCTAGATAAGTCTACTTAGAAATGGGGTAATTGGTCTACTCCTGGTATATGGTCTAGATATTCAGAAAGAGGTAAGGATGGAGATGGATATGAATATATCTATAGAAGGTATTCAACCTATATAGGTGGTTCTAGTTTAGCTCCAGGTGGAGCAAATTATCCACCAGCAAATGTAGATTCTAGTGAATATCAATAGGATGATTACGTACCAGACGGATGGACTGATAATCCTACTGGTCCTACAGATGCTATTAAATATGAATACGTATGGACTAGAAAGAAAGAAAATAGTAAATGGTAGGCTTGGAAAACTGGCGCTCTGTGGTCTAAATGGGGAGATAAAGGTGATCAAGGAGATCCAGGACAAGATGGATCAGATGGATCTGATGGAGCAGATGGTTACAGTATTACAATGAGCGGAGCTCCAGCATCTATTAGATCTAGTTTAGGATACTTATAGACTACTAGTTGTACTCTTAGAGCTATTAAAACTAATAGCAGTGGTGTAACATCTTAGGCTTATGGTTATTTTGCTGTATATCGTTATAGTGGTAGTAGCTGGAATAAAGTATCTTCTTCTAGTTCTAATCAATCATCTTATACTGCAAGTTGGGCTTCTGATACTTATGCTACTAAGTTCTGGTTTGGTTTCTGTACAGATACTACTCCTTCACCAGATAGTTAGTGGACTGTAATCAGTTATGAGGCTCCAGTTGTATATGATGGTGCAGATGGATCTGATGCAGATAGCCAATATACTATTATGCGTGACTGTGGTTATTGGAAATCTGGTATTACTTATTATAATGCTGCTGCAACTACAGCTATGAGTAGTAGTGAATACACTAAATATGAAAATTATCAAAATATGACTGTAATAGATTATGTACAATATTCTGGTAATACGTATTTAGCTAAATCTACTAATACTAATCAAACTCCATCATCAAGTAGTTCATATTGGCAATAGGCAAGTAAAAACAATACTTTAACTGTAAACAACTTATTAGCTAATAATGCTAAACTTGGTGAATTCAGTTTTAGTAATAATATATTTACTTCTAATAATGGAGTGTTATCAATGAACAGTAATACTGGAGCATTTACATGTACAAATGCAACTATCACTGGTACAGTTACTGCTACATCTGGTACGTTCACTAATGGTAAATTCACTAACTGTACTACTACAAATCTCACTATTAATAGTGGTACATTAAAAATGAGCAGTTCTATTAATAGCAGTTTAGGTACTCCAAGTTAGGCATATTATATTACTACTACTACTAATATTACAGGTTCTGGTTTCTCTATATTATCTGCTACTAGTTCTAATGACTTAATTCGTGCAGCATTTGGTTCAAAAGTAGTATCTGTATATAATAGTAGCTATAGTAGTATTAGTGCATTAGCAGCTATAGCTATAGATGGTTACTATGTTTCTGGTAGAAATACTGTTACTGTGCCGTTGTACATATCTGCGGCATCAGTATCTGATGCCGCAATCTTTGTAGACAACGGTGCTTTCTATGGTTGGAACTTACCAGTTTTGAATATTTCAACATTAATTAATGGTGTAACATTTTCATGTGTATGTAATGTAACTTCATCTGGGTATACTATGGTTTTAAACCAAGGTAAAGTAGGAACAATGGTATTTATGAGTGTATCTAATGGATATACATATACTATTAGACGAGATTCATGTGCATGGATATCATCCACTGGTGCATATCAATCAGCTGGTACTAGTTCTACTACATATGGTGATGATGCTAGAATATTTGTACGTGTTGCTCATAACACTTGGTAGGAATATTTCGTTGGTTAATAAAAAATTAAATAAAGAAACTATGAAAATAAATTTTAAACAACTCAAAGTATATGTTGATATAAATAAAACTGTTGAACAGTATATTGATGTAGCTAAAGATTTAGCTGAAGGTTTATACAAAACATCAGCTGGAATAGCAGGTCACTCGTTAGCATTAAAAATATATAATTCTACTGGAGAAGAAGACTATAGTGAATTAGAAGTAGATTTAATTACTAAGTATGCTAATCAATATGCTACTCCTTTCTTTATAGATGCTTTAAGTAATATTAAAAATGAATAGTCAATTACACAATCAGATCAAACAGCTGAGTGATAGAGAACTACTAGAGGGCATCTATTAGATGCTCCTAGTAGTAATGTAGGAACAATTAATCAGCGATAGTAAATAGTTAGGTATAAATGTTATAGCTGATTTATTAGTAGATAATATGTATAGAAATAGAGAAAGAAATGAAAATAATAACAATGCACCATATATTAGGCAATAAAGTATTAGAATATGATGTTGATGATAGAGGAGTTATCGTAGACGAGAGAGAATATGATAGAACTGTTAATCCTAAACCTAATATAGCAGATTGGGTGAAAGAACACATGGTGTTCTGGTACGATATGTCAAAGCCTGTGGATGTTTATATTCCTGGCGTTACTTATGCAAATCAATTCATAAATGATGGAGGAAAACTTAGCTGTGACAGAACTATAAACAAGTGCACTATATAGGATTCGATTCAGTTCCCACCAAGGAAACTGACGGATTCACCGAGCAGGATTTGATTGATTATGTACTTGAAAATTTGATAACAAAATGAGATACGTTATAGTAACAATAGAATGGTGTATGGAACATGGGATTGTTCCGCCCATCCACGCAAGAAGAAGTGTTGACGGAACAATGATCCTGTTGCACGAAGATTTTGTCGCACCTGTATTGGGAGAGGAAGAAATTTCTTCCTACCTTTACGACAGTAATGAGTTAAGTGAAATTTTAAATAGCGAAGTATGGACAGAAATGAATTAATAGATAAATTAAAACCTTATTTTAAAATATAGGAATTAGTGTGTCCTCATTGCTACTCTAAATTTGGTGAAACTTCTTGGTAGTTTATAAGTACTGAAATACTTAGTACTTTGTATGTATTACGTACTAAAATATTTAATAAGCCTATTACTGTTAATACTTGGAAAGCTGGTGGCTAGTTCTCACAAAGAGGTTTACGTTGCAATATGTGTCAATTAGTAAAGAATAAAAATAGCATTTACTTATCTGCACATTGTTTAGGTAAAGCTATTGACTTTAATGTAAAGGATTTAGATAGTAAAACAGTAAATGATATAGTAAGATAGAATGCTGATTTATTTGAATATCCTATTAGATTAGAAGCTAACACTGATGGATGGTCTCATTGTGATTGTTATGTTCCTTATAACTCTAAGGAAAAGATAGTAATTTTTACAGCATAAAACTATAACCATATAGATACATTGACATTACACATAAATGTGTAAAATAAATTATATATGGAAGAAATTTGGAAAGACGTAAAAGGTTTTGAAAGTTTATATATGGTTAGTAATTTAGGGAGAGTTAAAAATGTTCCACATTATGTTACTAGAAAATATTATAGACCTTCTACTGGAGATAATATTGAAGATAAATTGTATATAAAAGAAGTGTTGTTAAATCCTAAAAAGAAGTACCATCATAAAGATAGAGGGATATATAACTATTTCTATTATGGAGTAAGTCTTCGTAAAGATGGTAAGTATTACAACAAATCAATACATCGTTTAGTGGCAGAAGCTTTCTTACCTAATCCTGACAATCTGCCTTGTGTAAACCACAAAGATGAGAACAAATTAAATAATTGTGTAGACAATTTAGAATGGTGTACTTATCAACACAATAATGTTTGGAAAAATAGATTAGCTAAAAGTTTAGAAACGTTTAATGCAAATCCTAAAAATAGAAGGAAAGTATATCAATATACAAAAGATGGAGCATTCATTAAAGAATATGAATCTGTAAAAGAAGCTACTAAAGAAATGGGTTTAAAGCACAGTAGTGGAATATATCTTAGCTGTAATCATAATAATTGCTACGCAAGAGGCTTTAAATGGTCTTTTAACTCTCCTTCCTTATAAATGCATCATTTAATAAAGAAAATGGCTTAAAACGCCTTAAAATGCGTTATGGAAAAAGAAACTATTTTATATAATATATTATATGTGGATAATAAAGCAAGAACAATTATTCCTGAAGTAGTTAATGCTTGGAATCTTACTCCACATAGATTTATTAAATCTGGTGAAACAGTATCACTAGATGTTCATAGTAATATGTACAATATTCAAGGATTTAGTTCTGCACAGTATGTACATATAAATGTCAAATAGGATAGAATAGATATTACGTTAGATCCTAATGACACAGATAGTACTAGACAGGCACGTATATCTCTTAATATAAGTGACTCTACAGGTACTCATAAGTTATTACAATTTGTAATACATTAGAATTAACAATTAAAATATACGTATATGACAAGAATAACAAGAAGCTATGTAGCTCCCAATCCTAAAGAATTCGAGTATTGGGTTGACTTAGCAGCAGATCCAAAAGGTAATGTAATTAAGTATTATGCTGGTAATAGTAAATGGAAACCTTTAAACGATGATACTGATAATGATCAAAGTGCTAGAATTACTGCACTTGAATCAGGTAAAGTAGATAAAATAGAAGGTAAAGAATTGTCTAGTAACGATTTTACTGATGCATATAAAAGTAAACTTGATGGTATAGCTGCTCAAGCAAATAAAACTACTGTAGAAAATTCATTAACATCTACAAGTACTACTAATGCTTTAGCTGCTGCTCAAGGTAAAGCATTAAAAGATTTAATTGACGCATTAACTACAAGAGTTGCTGCACTAGAAACACCGGCAGCTTAATAAATAAATACATATGGTAACAAATAGGATAATATTTTTTGCAACGTCTGTTCAACCTAATCCCGAAGAGATAGACTATTGGGTTGACTTATCTGATAATCCTTATGGTGGTAGTATTAAATATTTCAATGGAACCGAATGGGTAAGACTATCTGCTTCAGGTGGTATACCAGACCTCAGCAATTACTATACTAAAACACAAGTAAATAATTTGCTTAATAATAAAGCAGATGTTAGTGATGTAGATAGTAAAGTAGATGATGAAGAGGTTAAAGATGTAATAAAAGATATATAGTTTAATACTTCTAATTCTAATGACATTACTATGGTAATGTTTAAGTATGATGGAAGTAATAAAACTGTTTCAATACCAGTAGCTTCTACAAGTTCTGCTGGTATCATTACATCTAAAGATTTCTTAGACTTTGTTAAGCAGCATCAGTTATAGGAACTTCATACTGAGATGATTGATACCTTTGCTGATATACGTGCAAAGTATTAGAAGAAACTCATTGCAGGTTTGAACATTGAAATTGATCAAGAAACTAATGTAATTAGTGCATCTGGTGATCTAGCTGTACAATGGGATGCTATTACTAACAAACCAGATTTTAAACCAGTAGCTACATCTGGTGATTATAATGACTTAATTAATAAGTTAAAGCCGGGTAAAGATGTTAGTATTAGTGAAGATAATACGATTAGTATTGCTATTGATTCAGATTCATTGGAACAGTCTTTAGCTACTTTACAAAGTAATATAGATAAAGAAGCTGCTACTGCTCGTGCTGCTGAAACTAAATTAGGCAATGATATAGCTACTGAGAAGAATAGAGCTCAATCTGCTGAATAGACTATTAGTACTAATTTACAGAATGAAATTGATAGATCTACTCAGATAGATACTCAACATACTAATGCTATAAACAAAGAAGTACAAGATAGAAAAGAAGCTATTGCTACAGAAGTTAGTGATAGAAATGCAGCTATCTTAGTAGAAACTAATAGAGCTAAGGCTAAAGAAGAAGAGTTAGACAATAAGATTACCAATCATACTGCTGCAACTAATGCAGCATTAGCATTAAAAGCAGACAAGTCTGATACTTATACTAAGGCACAAGTAGATGCTAAATTATCTGGCGCTTATAAAGTAAAAGGATCTAGTACGTTTGAAACTCTACCTAAAGACAACAATGTAGTTGGTGATGTATATAATATTACTAATGCATTTAACTTAGGTGGTAAACATTATGATGCTGGTACTAATGTAGTATGGACTGAAGATGGTTGGGATGCTTTATCAGGTTCATTTGATACTACTGCTATTGAAGGTAGTATTCAAGAAGTAGCTGATGATTTAGCTCAAGAGATATTAGATAGAACTCAAGCTGATACTACTATCAATAACAATGTATCTTCATTATCTAACAGAGTAAAAGTGAATGAAGATAAACTTACTATTATTAATGGTAATGAATCTACTACTGGTTCTATAGCTAATGCTATTAAGCAGGCTAAGTCATATACAGATACAACTGTAACAGCTGAATAGACTAGAGCAGAGAAAGCAGAATAGAAACTAACTAGTGATTTAGCTAGTGAAGTAACTAGAGCTAAAGGCGCTGAATCAGCTAATGCTACAGCTATAGCAAATGAAGTAGAAAGAGCTACTGGTGTAGAAGAAGCTTTAAGAACAGATGTAGAAGATTTAACTGGTTAGGTATTAATTCTTGAAAAGACTAAGGTTGATAAAGTTGGAGGTAAAGGTCTTAGTACTAATGATTATACTACTCCTGAAAAGAATAAACTAGCTGCTATAGAAGCTGAAGCTAATAAGTATGTATTACCTGCTGCTACAGCTAGTGCATTAGGTGGTGTTAAGATAGGTAGTAATATAACACTAGCAGATGGTGGTACTATCAGTATAACTAAGAATAATGTAACTAGTGCATTAGGTGTAGATCCTACTACTACTTATGTAAAGAAAGCTGGTGATACTATGACAGGAGCTTTAACAAACAGTTCCACTATTAGTGGTAGCAAATTGATATCTACTGTATCTACTGGCACTGCACCTATACAAGTATCTTCTACTACTCTGTGTACCAATCTGAATGCAGATATGGTAGATGGTTATGGAGTTTCAGAATTTAATAGTAATAGTATATCTGTTAAGTATTCTATAAATAGTGTAAATTAGGCTAACGCTGAAAATTGGATTAAAGTTTGCACGTTACCATTAGTTGATTAGGAAATAACATAGGATAAAAAAGCAGTATTTGAAATAGTTGGTGGAGCGGATTCTGGTGAAAAATATACTTATTATGGAATATTGACTGCTTCTACTAGATATGTAGAAAATGTAGAATTACGTATTTTAAGTAGTATGGCTATCCCTTCTGTTGCTGTATTTATAGCTGGATACGTTGTTACGTCTAATGAAGTAGAAATATGGATTAGAACTAGTGCATAGTGGGGAACAAACACTAATATAGTATGTAAATGTGCTTCTACTCATACTAAGAACATATTAAGTAGTCCAGCCACTACATAGAGACCAAGTAATTTTGTATTAGGTAACATTAAAATATTAGATGCTCCAGATTGGTATGGTGTATCATGGTCAGAAACATCATCTAGTCCAGATTGTACTCGTATTGGTAATATGGATATGCATAGAACACTGCCTATATAGAGTATGATGAAAGGATATCTTTATTTTAAAGACGGAAATCCTTTATATAGGATGTTAAAGCTAAATGATAGTTGGACTAAATGTGAAAATTATTCTGCTGGAGGATGGAGAGATGTAGATACTTTACTAGAAGACAATAACATAAATGTAATGATTAAAATACCTGAATTTTGGTGGATAGATGATTATATAGAATCTACTGAAACACATAATTTAAAAATATGTCCACATGCTAAACCAGGATGGTATCATCATAAAGAAGCTTATGTGTCTGCTTATGAAGGTTATATTGATGGGAATTATTATAGATCTTCTAAAAATAAAATACCCAGTGTTAATTTCACAAGATCTGCTGTAAGACCAAAAGCGAGAGCTAATGGTTTAGGAAATTCGTGGAATATATATACATATAATGAACATAGAGCCATATGTCATTTATTCTTAATAGAATATGCTACTAGAAATAGCCAAAAAGCAGTTAATACCGCATTAACAGTTGAAGGATTTAGACAAGGTGGATTAGGTTCTGGTTGTACTACGGGAATAGCTACTATTAACGGAGATAAAACTTGGTCGTTTATTCCTACTGGAAGTTCTGATAGTTTAGGTAGTGGTTCTGGTGAAGTTACAGTAACTATACAATAGACAGATTCATCTGGCTCTAATACTACAACTACTACAAGAAAGTGTAATAGATATAGAGGAATAGAGAATCCATTTGGGCATGTGTGGAAACACACTGACGATGTTATTAGTGCATATATTTCTGGTTACGGCGCTAGATTTTGGTATAAGTGCGATTCTCCAGATCATTTCGGTGATTCTATCTTGAATGATAATTCGTACTATAAAAATATAGCAGCAAATGCTGTAGTTACTGGATACAAAACAAAAATAGTAACTACGTCTACGTGTGACTTTTTCGCTTTATCTTGCAACAATGGTTCAGAAACAACATACTGGTGTGACTATAATTGGGACAATACGGATGGTTCATTACATTGTTTGTTAATCGGTGGTCGCTCTGACAATGGCGGCGGGGCGGGTCTGTTCGGTCTTATTTCCACTGATGGGGTTGGTAATTCCGCTGCTCATATCGGTTCTCGATTAACATATCTCCCGTGGGCGGAGTAATGACTTAATTATGCAATACGGTATAGTTAAGTAATACCCACAGGTTGCTTCTCTAGAATTAGAACGAGTATGCATTATTAGTTTTAAGTAAAAAAGTAGTAACTCTGACAATAGCAGCAAAGCAGGTCTATTCAATCTTAATTCCAATAATGAGGTTAGTAATTCCAATGCTAATATCAGTTCAATGAAATTGCGTATCATAATATTTTCAGTTTATCATATAATAGCCAACTACTGAGAAGGACCTTACCACTTGGTAAAAAATATAAATAATTTATTAAGGGTTAGTAGTGAAATATCGAAAGCTCTTTGTAATTTCAGACTATGAAGAAATTTAAGAATTTATATTAGAAGATAACAGATTTAGAAAATATAAAACTAGCTCACCACAATGCTAGAAAGAATAAAACTCACAGAGATGATGTAAAAAAAGTAGATGAAGATATAGAAGGATTTTGTAAGTAGATACAAGATATGTTAATCAATCATACTTATAAAACTTCTGAATATTTTACTTTTAAGTTATATGAACCTAAAGAAAGAATAATATTTAAACTACCTTACTTTCCAGATCGTATAGTACATCACGCCATTATGAATATAATGGAACCTTTGTGGATTAATTAGATGATACCTTAGACTTATAGTTGTATCAAGAAAAGAGGAATTCACAAAGTTCTTAGGTAGATATAGCATGATCTAAAAGATAGAAAGAATACTAAATACTGTCTTAAAATAGATATTAGAAAGTTTTATCCTTCAGTAGATCACGATATATTAAAATAGATAATTAGAATAAAAGTATCAGATAGGGAACTATTATAGTTACTAGATGAGATAATAGATTCATCAGATGGAGTACCTATTGGTAATTACTTATCTTAGTTCTTTGCTAATCTGTATCTATCTTACTTTGATCATTGGGTTAAAGAAGATAAAAACATAAAGTACTATTATAGATATGCAGATGATATAGTAATACTTTATAAAGATAAAGAGTCTTTGTAGACATTACTTAGAGATATAAAGTAGTATTTAAAAGATAACTTAAAACTATAGTTAAAGAATAATTATCAGGTATTCCCAGTAGAAAGTAGAAGTATAGATTTTGTTGGATATAAAATATATCGCAACTTTACTTTAGTTAGAAAAGTATTAAAGAAAAAATACTGTAAGAAGAATGCCAAACTGAATAAAAGAAGTACTAACTATAAATATTATAGAAGAAAGATGGCTAGTTACATAGGATGGTTTAAACACGCTAACTGTTATTCTTTACTTACTAAAACTATTAAACATAAAGAGCTATTAGATTACCTGGATATACGTAAGGGAAATAGAACATACGAATAATGAGTACGTTATAGTTATATAATTGCAGAGACTTTAACATATGCTAGCAGTAATAAATATTGACTAGCATTTTTATTTCAGATAAAATTATTTTAAGTTGTGTTGAGTAGAAGTTTATATATAATGAATCTTGCAAGACGTATATTTGCTAATGGATATCAATCTATAGTAGGTTGGCTAACAGGTATAGCGACTATACTAGCACCAGCTGCACCATTAATAGGTGTGTCATTTCTATTCATAATATTAGACTTAATCTATGGATATAAAGTATGTAGACAAGTAACCAATAATAGTTACTTTGAATCTGGTAAGTTCTGGTCTACTATTGAGAAACTAGGATTTGCAGCTGTAATGATAGCTGGATTTACTTTATTAGATAAGTTTATATTTATGACATATACCGATCTGGTGTTAGCTAAAGTTGCAGCAGGAGCAGTATGTTTTGCAGAAATAATATCATTATTAGAATCTAGGAAAGCATTAAAACCTAATTCATTAGTTACAAGACTCTTCACAAAGATTATAAAGTCGAAAGCAGAAAAATATTTAGATGTAGATATAACAGACATCTTAGAAGAACAAAATACTATTACAAATGATACCAATACTGATAAGTCTAGCAAAAAGATTAACAAGTAACATTATCGGTTGGTTTAAAAGGAATTACAAAGCAATGGCAGTGATTATCATTACGATTCTCGCTGCCATTTGTTTTTATTAGAATAACTAGCTAGATAAGAAGAATAAAGAAATAGATAGAGTAACTAATAACTATCTTTACTATGAATAGCTAGCAACATAGTAGAAGAATGATAATAGAGTGTTATAGCTTACTCTAGATGAATTTAAAGAAACCAAAGATAGCTTGATACAAGAAGTACATGCTACAGTAAAGAAATTAAAGATCAAAGAGAAGGAGTTGAAATAGGTACAGATATAGGAGTAGAAAGTAGTACATGATACTACAGTAGTAGTTAGATCAACTGACTTTAAAGTGGAAATCAAACCAAACAATTTGACATCAATCATAATAAATAAAAGAGATACGCTCCTAACACATAGTATCGACATTCGCAATACACAATCACTATTTATTCATACTAAAAAAGAATATAAGCGTAATTATAAGAATTGGTTCTAGCGACTCCTTCACTTTGATTTTAAAAAACGAACTATTTATAAGTACCAAATTGATAACAGTAACAAGTTAATCAATGTAGAAAATACTAGAATAATAGATTTATCAAAATGAACTTTATAAGTCGAATAATTAAATCAATTAATGCAATGAGAGAAAGACTGAAAATAGAGCGTCATGAGGCTATGTATGGTCCACACTTTAATGAAGAATGTGCACTAAAAGCAGTCTCAAAGATGGAAAACGAAGATGGCTCTCGTGGAGAACATTGGAGTTTAGAAGAAACTACTTCAATCGCTAACCAGTACGGAATCAATCTGAAAGGTGAGAAATACAACAAGTATGATTGGTACGTTGCTCTCAACATGATACGTTCAGACTATTATCGTGCAGTTGTTACTATGACAAGTAGCGATCACATTAAGTACTTTGTAGAACTGGCAAAAGCTTGGTTGAATGACAAAGATATAGAAGAAGGAAAGATGTGGTATTACTATTGCTATATCATGTGTGATAAATTGCGCAAAGAAGCTAAGACGATGTTAATGCTTGAAGACGATGAAGATGAAGAGCGTGAGTATCGTTATGCTCGTGGTGGTAGAGGACGTGGAAGAGGTAGAGGAGGAAGAATGACTCGCTACGGTTATGACTATGACGAAGACGATGAATATTTAGATCGTGAACGTGAAGAGGAAAGAATACATAGATATGAACCTATGTATGAAAGAAGAATATCAAGATATTAATTTAATCAAAATTTATGAGAACTATGTACGAACCTGAAAAAATTTTAGTACAAAGATAAACGTACTGGAGTATTTCAGACTATAAATCATATTGTAGCACCAGCTGCTTAATAAAAAACTTAGGGCTACTGTAAAAGGTAGCCCTACTAAAACCAATTCAATTATGTTATTTAGTCAATTAAAAATAGGAGATCACGTGCACGTATTGGAAGTTCTAGGAACTTTTAAAAAGACTACTGTTTATAGTCTTGGTTCTATTACCTAGGTTTCAAATCCTTATGATGAAGCTTTGCCGCAAGGTTAGTTTCCAATACCAGGATAGAACAGACGTAAATTAGTCGATGTATTTATTAGTTGTAATGGAGAATCTAAGAAACTATCAGTACCAGCTGAACGTTCAATAATCAACGATACTTCTATAGGACTTACTGTTGCTACCAACAAAGAAGAAATAGCTAATATGGTTAGATAGAACTACAACGAATTCAAAGCTAAAAAAGAAGCAGCAAGTAAGTACGATGAAGAAATGGAGAAGTGTAAAGATATTCTAGATCAACTAGAAGCACAAGTAGAAGTTCCTACAGTAACTAATACTGTTGATAATAGTAAAGAAATAAATGATTTAAAGAATGATGTAGCTGATATTAGGAAGATGATAGAAGATGCTAAGAAGATGTTTATGGGAGGGTTCCCAAAACCACCAATGCCGCCTATGCCTAATGTACCAGCTCCAATAAAATAAAAGATATTTAAGGTAGACTAAAAAGTCTACCTTTTTTATTATGTGTGCTTATAAGAACAGCTATTAAAAAAAAGAATCAATGTATTCCTTTTAGGTGTAATAAATACAAATATTATTATTTTGCGTTTATAAATTGAGTGTATAAGATAAATAGGAGTAGCTACCTATGAATGCTAGCTAACGGCTTCTTATACACTCTTTATTATAAGTTAGCATAAAGTTAGTAAATATGGAAGAGATTTGGAAAGATATACCCGGATATGAAAATTACTATCAAGCTAGCAATCTAGGTAGAATAAGAAGTAAAGATAGATTGATAATTGTTAATGATTATCAAAACGCGCATGCATATTGTAAAGGATTTAGTTATGTGAGACCAGGTAAAGTATTAAAAGCTAGAAAAAATATGTGTGGTTATTTAACAGTTCCTATTTGTATTAATAAAAAGACTAAAAGTATATCAGTTCACAGATTAGTAGCTAAAACTTTTATAGAAAATAAATATAATCTACCACAAGTTAATCATATTGATGAAAACAAATTAAATAATAACATCAATAACTTAGAATGGTGTACAGAACAATATAATATGAACTATAATAATCTAGTTAGTAGAAGAGCTTTTAAACAAAGAACTACTAATAGCAGATGTAAGAAAATAATAAGTATTGATAGTGCTGGTAAAGAAACAGAGTATATTAGTATCCGAGGTGCTGCTAGAGAATTAAATTTGAATCAAGCCAATATTCAAGCTGCTATAAAATATAGCAGAAGATGCGGCAGATTATATTGGAAAATTAAAAATTAATAAATATGTCACTTAACGAATTAGTTGATGATATTCTATTAGAAGCTAGAAACAACTAGATTGCTGAGAGTGAAAAGCTCAGTAGATATTAGATAATGTTGTGGATTAAAACCTATCGAGCTTACTTATTAAAACAGAAGTTAGATAAGGGGGAGCAATTAGACTAGATCTTCTATTAGACTATACGCATGCATTTGGATAAAATAGAAGAAGACCCAGGCCATGCAGAATACCAAGGAGATAAAGAATTACCGACTTTACTTGGTACTAAACTTACTACTTCAGTAATAACAGTAAAGGATGCCTATGGAAACATTATTCAATTAGGTTCTGAAACTAAGATGAAATTCTAGAGATATAGAAAGTACACTTGCAAAGATTATATTGCATATGTTAAAGGTAATAGGATATATGTAGAAGGTGATGCTAACTAGTTAGAATATGTTGATGTAGAAATAATTGCTGAAGATCCTACTGAAGACAAACTGTGTTATGATCCAGATAAGGATGAATATCCATTACCAGCTTATATGTGGGGTACAGTTAAGTAGTTAATCTTTACTAAGGATTTCTTAACTATGAGATAGCAAGTATCTGATACTACTAATGATAGTAAAGATGATACTTAGAATGTGATGAATTAGAATGTTAATAGAAGTATAAGACGATGAATGAATTAAATAAATCAGCTAACAAAACAGTTTCTTATACTATACCTTCATTCTATAACCATTACTTAAGTAGTATAGAACCAGATACAGTATATGATATAGATTATACTACTTATAGAAAGATAGTAACAGACTACTTTTATCACTTAAGAGATTAGTTATTAGAAGAAAGTAAAGAAGTTAAATTACCTTATAGAATGGGTAGTATTCAAATAGTAAAGAAACAACCTAAACATTTAGATGGTAGAAGTCTTAGAATAGATTATAAAGCTACAAAAGAATTAGGTAAACTTACTTATTTACTTAACGAACACTCAGGATTTTATAAGTATAGACTTTATTGGAATAAATAGGACATGCTAGTGTCTAATAAGAGTAAGTATTAGATTGTACTTACTAGGGCTAATAAAAGACATCTAGCACAAATAATTAAACAGAATATTCACGATTACGAATAGCAGCCATGATATATAAAATGACAAGTAGTAAAGCCGTGATTGCTAAAGTAATTGCGGACTTAGGTTTAAATGAAACTGAAATACCTATTACAGATATACGTCAATGGATTGGAGAAGCCTTAATGAATATAGGTTCTGTTAATCAATTAGATCATAAAGTAGAAGTAATACCTATCAATGGTTATTAGGCTAAGTTACCATGTGACTTAGAAAGATTAAACAGTGTGGCTTACTCTACATGTGATTGTGGTGGTTGGATACCTATGAAAAAGAGTACTGGTACATTCAGTGTATATGATAAGAAAGATAACTGTGATTGTTGTAATATGATTATACACGATGATATATTAATACCATTAGTAAAGAACCTTCATAATCTTACTAAAGATAAAGACGCATTAGAAATACTTAATAAAGATACTAATACTAGATAGACACTTAGCACATTAATTAATAATTATACAGTTTGTAGCAAAAATGGTAGATTACAGCACACTAGTTTTAATGGTACTAATTTCAGTTATACGCCACAATATGATGTCAAACCAGGATATCTTATCTCAAATGTCCCAGAAGGATATGCAAAAATATCATACCACGCTATCTATACTGACGAAGATGGTATGCCAATGATGCCTGATGTACAATCATACTTTGAAGCTTGTTTTTGGTATTGTGCACAAAAGATTCTTTATATTAAATATATAAAAGGAGAAGTACATAGATAGCTTTGGATAGATGCTAAAAATTCTTATAATTTTTATAGGAAACAAGCATACGCTGAATCATTAATGCCTAATCAGGATGAACTAACTAATTTGAAGTACACGTGGAATACGTTAATTCCAGAAATAGATGAAGAACGTACTTTCTTTAGTACAACCGGTGATAGGCAAGAAATTTATAATTAGAATTATAGTAGATTATGGAGATAAATAGCCAAGTAAATACATTTATTGGAGGTATGAATATTGATAGCGATATTACTATGTTAGCAGATAACTAGTATAGATGGGCTGAAAATATTCGATTACTTACAGATAATGCTGGTACTACAGGTATTCTATAGAATATAGAAGATGTAAGATAGTATGAAGGTGGTATTGAAGCATCTGAAAATATACTTGGTACAGCAGTAACCAGATGGTACAATTCTACAAAGAAGGCAGTAGAGGAATGTGGTATAGTAGTTACTATGGAATTGTATGAAGGAACCTATATTAATAATGTATGGGCTATAACTGATTTTAATAGTATCAAACCAACTTGGACATTAGTAGTATCAGCTGTAATGAATTTAGTTAATAAAGTAGCCATCGTTACTAATTATGAGTCAGATAAAGTAAGCAAGATATATATATCTGATGGCACTTCTTCTATTAAATGCATTAATATATCTGCTCAATATAAGACAGATAAAACTAATCACATAGAAGATGATACTTACTTTGATCTATTACCTAGTTCTACTATTGCACCGTTTAAGTTTATTGAATTGACATCTGGTAATTTACCAGCTGGTATGATACAATATTGTTATCAGTTATTCAGTGTACATGGTGGAGAAACATCTACTTCTTCATTAAGTCCTATGATACCTATATCATCTAGCAATTCAAATTCATCTAAAACATTTAAAGGTGATGGACAAGGTGAGAGTACAGATAAAGGTTGCATGTTACAAGCTACTTTGTTCAATGATGGTAGATTTGAAAAGATAAGAATTATTAGTATTCAATATACTAGCAATACTCAAACTCCTAAGATATATGTAATTAATGAATTGGACTTACCTAAATCTGAGGATAATGTAATAACATTTAATTACAATGATGTTGGTAGTAGTTACGTTAACGAATTAAGTATAGAAGAATTTAACGATCTTGTCCCATTTGAATTTAATGCTAAAAGTATAGCAAAGATGGATAATAGATTGTTCGCTTCTAATGTGTAGGAATTAACTTGGGATGTAGATTATGACGCTAGAGCATATAGATGTAATAGCAACGGTATTATTAAATTAAACTCTAGTATAAGTAATCAAGATATTACTACTACTTTTCAAGAACTAACTAGTCCAGAAACAGATTTAATTATACCAGAAGAACACGATTGTATAAACCCAATGAATAGTTCAATGGTATATCCTAATAATTCAACAGATGAATATGCATTTGGATATGATAATAATGGAATTATTAGAGGTGGTAGAGGTTTAAATATTAGTTATAGATTTATTATAACAGATTTAATAGAGTCTGATAATACTCCAGTAGTTGATGATGAAGGTGATAAATTTGTACCATATAGTATGAGCTTATCATCATCTAAAAAGTCTTATAATACTATTAAGTTAATATGTCCTGAAACAAAAGAATTAGTACATACATTTAATAGTGATGGTAAATCTAGAATAAGAAACTATTGTGACCCTTATTACGTATCTAATTTCTTAAGTCATCAAAGAGATGAAGTATATAGGTATGGTATAATATTGTATAATAATAAGAATATACCTTCACCTGTACACTGGATTGGAGATATTAGATTCCCTTCTGCTGATATTGAAGGATATGAACCATTTACTTTTGGTGGTACTGTAGATGGATCTGGTAATTATGAGTTAGTATCTCATCCGCTAGGTATAATGTTTTATGTACAGAATCTTCCTACTGATGTAGTAGCTTATGAAATAGTAAGATGTGATAGAACATTAGCAGATAGAACTGTAGTTACACAAGGATTATTAAATAAGACTATTAGATTTAATGGTTGGTATAACAACACTGAGGATTATAGAGCTGAATATTCTTTAGGTAGTATAGATAGAAGACCTACTATAATGCCTACTTTTGTAGATGGCTCTATTTCTCCATTTGCACAAGGTTATTATCATATATATGATAATAAAATGGTATAGCAAGAAAAATAGGCTATAAATCCATTGGATACTAATGGTATATTTGATTTTGTTAGTGCAGATATATGTTTTAATAAAGAAAAATCAGATTCTATTGTTGATAGTGGAATGAGTATTGTTCCGTTATACTGTGCTAATTCTGCTACATATTGCGATGATGCTAATTACAAACATTATAGATTAGGTATTCCTTTTACTAAAGTAATGGGACGTAATGATAATAATCAAACTGAAAATCCATTTGGTGGTGTAGTAGAAGGTTCTGACTATGATGGTGATATTCCAGCTGTTAAACTAGATGGTGGAGTATTTGACGGATTTGAGCAAAACGATAGTAGACTTAGCGGTGGTATATGTAAATATTATTAGTTCTTTGGAAAGAATTATGCTCATAAAGATAATTCAAATTTACGACAATCTTTTTCAATAAAAGATGTTACTAAACCAACCAATATATCTCCTTATCAGGAAGCATTTGAAGCTAAACAAATAGTAGACTATATTGATAGATTTGGATTTGTAAATTATAGTATTGGTTCTAATGAAGCTCTTGGTCCTCACGGAGTATGTTTGGCTATTAGTGCACCAGATGTATATTCTGGTAATTTTACAGGTATTCGTACTACTCCTCTATTAAGGAAATACAGATATAATGCTGTACTATTTGTTAATATAAAAAAGAATGCTACACAATATGGTGGTAATACTTTTATGAGTAGAAGTTATTCTATATACAACAGTACTAATACTTATGTTAAAACATCTTGGGAAGGTTATGATGCAGCAATGTGTTTTGGTGGAGATACATATTTAGGAGTATTAGATTATACTCATACTATGTTATTTACTAGAAATGATGCTGATGATAGAAATGGTTTTAAGAGATACGTTGGAGCTTATATACCATTAGAGTCTAGTATTAATCTATACTATAGAAATGATGAACATTATTCACAAGATATAGTAGAATCTTCTGGAGACGCACAAACTGGAGAAGCTAATATTTATTTCCTAACAGATCCAGGTCAAATGAATACTTTGTATACTTAGAAAACTCCAATGTATGTATACAATGCTGCATATTCTAACACTAGTATTAGTAAGAACTACATACAAAAGTCTATATATGCTGAAGATGATGTTAAGAGTATGAATAGGATTACTTGTTCAGAATTAAAAACAAATAATGAACAAACAGATAGTTGGACTAAATTTAAATTTGCTAACTATTTAGATACTGATAGTACATATGGACCTATTACAAATCTTAAAGTATTTAAAAATAAGTTATATTTCTTTCAAGATAGTGCTGTTGGTATTGCATCAGTAAATGACAGATCTTTAATTACTGATAATAATGCTGGAGCATTAACGTTAGGTACTGGTGGTATACTTACTAGATATGATTATTTAGTTACTCTTAATGGAGATAGTATTATCAATGATAAGAGTATTACTAATTCTGAAACTACTTTATATTGGTACGATTTTGATAAAAATGTTATATGTTCTCTTAGCAATGATTTTCACGAATTATCTAAAGTAAAACAAGTACAGACATATTTAAATAGACTGCCAGATAATGCTAGGAAAAACCCTGTATCATTTTATGATAAGAAATATAATGAAGTGTGGTTTAGAATATATGATAGATGTTTAATATTTAATGAACAATTAAATGTATTTACATCTTTCTATACTCATAATCCAAATTGGTTTTTCCCATTCTCTACTAGATTAGTTACTATTAAGAATAATAATTGCTATTACTTACATAACATGTATGATGTTAATAGTACTACTAAAGAAGAAAAAATATCTTATGTAAGATTTGTAGTCAACAAAGATATTGCCTATACTAAAGTATTTGATAATCAGTGGTTTTCTGCTGAATTTGTAGATGTTGGAGATGAAACAAAACCTACTTTAATATCAGATATACACTTTAGTACTAAGAATTAGGAAACAGAACCTATTGATTGGAGACAAATAGAACAAAGAGAAGATACATTTAGATTCCCTATAAGCAGAGAGAAATAGAAGAATCCAGATCAACAAGAACAAACTAATATGTCTTATGCTGGAAGAATGAGAGGAAAGTATTTAATCTGTAATTACACGTTAGATTGTAATGATAATAGAGAATTCAAACTTCCTTATATTAAAACAACTTATAGATATTCAATGTTATAATATGAAAACTAAGAAATTAAAAAGAGTTCCTCAATATGCTTTCGGTGCTGATGCTATTTCAAACTGGGGTAATATGAGTGGAGTAGATAAAGCGAATGTAGTTACACAAGGAGTTGGTGCTGTAGGTAGTATGATAGGTAATGCTACTAGTGGAAAGAAACCTACAGCAGCTGGTGTAATAGGTGGAATAGGATCTGGGGCTGCAATGGGCGCTTCTATTGGTGGACCTTGGGGAGCAGTAATAGGTGGAGCTATTGGTGGTATTACTTCAAGTATAGGTTCTGGCGGTTCTGTTAATGAACAGACTGGTGAATATGAATTACCATCAGGAATAGCTGGTCTATTCGGTCACAGTAAAAGTTATATACGTAACAAAGCTGGTAGAATTAAAAACGGTATTCAAGCCAGACAAATGTCTGGATAGGTAGCAGCTGATTACTATCAAGAAAATGGATATAATGAATTAAGTTTATCTAAAGGTGGTGTAGTACCATCTACTATGGCTTACTTAGATGATGGTGAAATGTTGAGAACACCAGATGGAACAATAGGTTCTATACCAGAAGAAGGTAAGCCTACAGATTCTAATTTATTAAATGTACCTGTTGGAACTCAAGTATTAAGTGATAAGATTAAAGTTCCAGGAACAAATAAAACATTTGCAGAAATGGGAAAGAAATTAATGAAGAAAAGCAACAAGAAAGCTAATAATATATATGCCGAAAATAGTTAGATGCTAAATGAGAGAAATAATTAGATAGCTTATCAGGCATTATTAGATTAGCAAGAAGCTTTGAAAAGTAAAAAAATAAAGAAGAATACTGCTGCTTATGCAGATGGTACTAGAGGTATTAAACCATATGGATATAATAAAAATATGTCTGATTTTAAATACTGGGATTCAGATAAAAATAACTATACACAAGATTACTTAAACTGGGTTAATAGTATTACAGATCAAGATGTAAAAGATATCTATAGCGGTAAATACGGAGACATGTCTACTTACTTAGGTAAGAATAAAGGAGTTATACCTACAGTAGAACAAGCTAGATCTTTAATGACAGACAGAAAGTATGGTGATTGGCATAAGATTGGTCAAGCATATGTAGATAGTAGATCTAAACAAAGTAATGGACCTAGACATATACCATCATCTGAAGTAGCAAGTAGATTAGGCATTCCTTATAATATTAATGCTCCTATTGGTAATGTAGATACTGCTAATGCTAGAAGTAGTAAATACTTTAACTATACTGGTAATCCTGGACAGCTTCCAGTAGGTAATATATATAGTACAAATAGTAAAAAGCCGAAAACTCCAAGTGATAATAACTGGTTAGATCTAATAGACAACATAGCTGCATTAGCTGGACCCATTGGTAATATATTCTCAGGTAGTCCTGAAAGAGTAGAAACATATACTTATGATCCAGCATATGGTCCTACTGATTATAACATAGATCCTATACTTAAAGAAGCTACTCTAAGCGATAGAATTGCTAGATACAATATGGCTAATATTAATCCTAATACTGGAGCTAATATGGCATTTGGTTTACAATCAGCAGTTAATAGGAACAAAGCTATCGCTAATGCTTATGCTACTAAGAATAATGCTGAAAATCAAATGGCATTTAACAATGCTCAAATAGCTAATCAATGGGGACAACAGTATGCTAATGCTAGACATTTAGCTTCTGTAGAACAAGCTCAGAATGATGCAGCTGCTAGAAATATTCGCAGAAAAGGATTTGGTGATTTATCTACAAGAATATAGTAGATAAGTAGAGATAAACGTTTAACTAAAAGAGACTCTGCTGTACTAGAAGCTATGTTACCTTATTTGGAATATGGTATGACATCAGATCAATTAACTAAATTATATAATAATTTGAAAAGATAATGGCAACGAATAGATTTGATAAACCAATAGAAAGTGAGTATATTAGTTAGTATACACCAATACCCTTTGAATAGTTATATGCTATAGGTAAAGCAAATAACGAAAGAGTAGATAAAGCTTATTAGGATTTAGGTAATCAGTTTACTAAGTGGTCAGAGTTTAGTTCACCATCAGCTGTAGATACTAAGAGATGGTATGATTTAACAGTTGGAGCTGGACAAGATGTAGTAAATAAATTAGCAGCTAATCCAGATTTGATTAAAACAGCAGAAGGTAGATCCTTAATACAATCGTTTATTAATACTAGACCTTATAATGAGCTAAGTTAGTTACAACAGAGTAGAGAAGGATTACTTTAGAGATAGAAAGTAAATCAACAACTTATGCTGTCTGGTAAGTATAATCCTTTATGGCATGAAGTTGATTTTACTAATTATAATACTTTAGATAGTGGAGTATTTAATGACGTTGCTCCATTAGCTTATAAGTCAGAAGTAGATTTAGTAAAACCTTATGTTGATAATCTAAAGCCTGGATTTATTAGACAAGAAGGTGCTTATGATTGGAGAGGAGTTTCATCTGAAAGAACAGATCAAGAAATAGCTAACAATATTTCTGCTATATATAACACTCCTGAAGCACAGAAACATATACAAGTATTAATACAGCAAGGATATACTCCAGAACAAGCTAATGCTTTATTTGCTAATCGTATATATAGAGCTGGTAGAGAATTTGCATATGAAGATAGAGAACTTAATCCTTTATCTAAGATATACGAAGAGGATAGATTAAAAAGAGCTAGAACAAAAGAACAACAAGCTACTTAGAAACCTTTCAGATTGACAGAATCTATTGCAGCTACTGGTGGAGATGCATTTAAATTAGGAACTCAAGCTTACATAGCTAATAAATATAGAGATCAGATAAATTCTTTAACTGATCAATATAATAAAGCTGTCGAATCAAATGATACTTTATCTGCAAATATATTTAAGGAACAATTACGAAAAATATATAATGAATCTAATAGTTACACACCAAATAAACTGTTTAATGAAATATTTAAAGAATATGCTACAGATGGTAAATTAACTAATATAGATTTATCAAACGCTACTAATGATATTTTGAATAGATTTGCAGCTCCATCTCCTATTGCTTCTGTAAATGATTTGTTACAAACTACTATACCAGGTGTTACATCTGAAACGGTTACTACTCCATTAGGTAAATATAGAGTAATAGCTAATCCTAGACAATTAGATTTAGCTACAGATGTTATATCTGAAATAGCTGGTTATAAACACGTAGAATCTGGAAAGAATAAGTTTAGAGATGCTCTTAAAAACGGTAAGCTTACTAATGTGATATTACAACAAGGCGGTAATATTCTTACTTTGCCAGTAAATAAAAATGGACAAGTACAGCCTAATTCTAGTTAGGTAATTACAGTAGCTATACCTCAAAGTCAATTAGATGCGTTAGGTATAACAGACGCAGATATGGTTATATCTGGAGCTAAAAGAATATACGATCGCTCTGGTAAGGTGTCTCTATCTACAGAAATAAAAGAAGGAGATGAACGTAAACTACCATTTCAAAGATACTTAGAAGAAGGAGAGTATAGCAGTAAATATAACTATGAAGGAAAAGTATCTTACAATGTTCCTACAGAAGATGTATATTGGTAGATAGAATTACTAAATAAACTTCCAGATCCACAAGATAAATTAAATACTGAATACTTAGATCAACAAGCATGGAAGCTATCTATGACAGATGCATTTAGATCTGAATTATATCCAAGTACACAACAAGAAGCTTACGGCATTGGTTATTCTGCCGGAGAAGAAGAATAATAAAATTACATAAAAATGGCTAAAAAAAATAAATTTAATTTGAGTTCCCCCTCACTAGGACAATAGTTAGTGAGGGAAGCTATGACTCCGTATAGCGAAGGATTTGATATATCGCAATTACCATAGTCATACGGAATAAATGAATTTACTACAGAACAAGAAGTGCCAGTAGTAGAAGAGATTAAGAGCAAAGATAGATCTTTGGCAGAAGATATTGTGTGGAATACTGGAAAATTAATAACTAATGTATTAGATAATGCTAATCCATTGTATCAGTATATCCAAAAAGAAAGACTTAGTGTTGGATTATCTAAATTACAGGATAATCTAATGGAAACAGAATCTAAATGGATACCACAAATACAAGAAGCTAAAAACTATTTAGAAGCTAAGTCTATTGTAGACAATATCTCTAATGATATACTTACTGATGGATAGAAAACAGCAGTACAAACAGTTAATTAGTTAGAACCTAATATAAAAGAATATGCTAAGTATAACCCATATTTAAGAGATTTGTTCTATGATACAGATCCAACAAATGTAAATGGTAGTATAACTATAAACTTAAAATCTCTTCTAAATGATTTTAAAAATGATAATATATTTAATGTAAATCCTCTAGATAATATAGCCACAGCATTAGAAGATAATGCATTAAATCAAGAAGAACAAGATTTTCTATGGAACAACAAATAGCAACAAATGTCTGATAAACAGAGATTAGATGCTATTTAGGAAGCATTAAACAACGCTAATAATGAGTATGAAGACAAAACAGCCAAGATAGTAAAAAGACAAAATACATTAAAAAAAGGCAATTGGTTATACGATCCAGCATCTCTTACTAAGGAATTTGAATAGAGAGTAAATGAATCTGAGTTATCTATTACTGATCCTAAATCTTGGTTCTATAATTTAGGTCATATTGGTAGTTCGTTGTCTGAAATAGAAATGATGTTCTTGCAAACAGGAGTATCTATTTTAGCTAATAAAGCAGCTAGAAGTTTAGCTGTTAAAGGGGCTATTACTGCTGTTCCAGGTATTGGTCAAGCTGCTACAGCTATTGCTTTAGGGGAAGCTGCTTTTAATCTATGGTTAGCAAAGTATTATAGACAGTCTGAAACAGCTAGTGAAGTATTTGATAATTACCAACAGAGAGTATTACAAAGCTCTAATGACAATAAAGTAGATGTAAATAGAGTATTAGAGTCTTGGGAACCTAGATTAGGAGAATTAGGATATCCTATAGACCAGATGGACGAAAATGAAAAACTACAAGCTGGTTTAGCTCAAGGTTTAACTACAGATCAAAAGGATTTTGAAGATATAAGAAATGATGCCTTTGATGGTTTATAGATGGTAAGAGATGTAAATGACGCATTAAGTTATTCGGATTATTTACAGAGTATGCCTTTTTCTTATGGAGGAAAAATATTATGGAATCAAGCTAGTAAAACTTTAGCAAAAGCTAAAGGAATAGAAAGACCTCTAGATGAAATACCGAGTGTGGTAGATTAGATAGGTTTAGGAAAAGCAATAGATAGAAGCGTAGAAAGTGTTTTGAGTAAGGTGTCTAGACCTGGACAAAATATTACTAGAAAACATTTAGTGGAAAATATCAGTAAATTTGCTAAGGCAAATGCTATTAATTTCGTATCTGAACGTACTGAAGAAGGTATTCAATCTGTAGTTGGTAATAGATATCAAAGAGGAGAATACGATTACTTAAAAGATAAAGGTGTAAATCCTATATCTGCTGCATATAATGCAGGTTTGTTAGGGTATGAAGCAAACCTAGCTTACTTTGGTTTGTCCAATGATAATTATCTAAATACAGATGATGAATTAAAGAAAGCAATGGATATTGGTGGTTTTATAGGTTTAGTAATGCCATTTGCTGGAAACGCTGTACAATTGAAAAATACAGTAAGACAATATGCTTCAGATAAAGAAGTGTAGAAATTAATTGCTAAGGGATACTATAATGCCGAATAGGATAACAAAATGGATGTATTTCTAGACGCTTTACAAGCTGGAAAGGACATTAATTATGTTACTGATTATTTAGAATCTGCTAAGAAATTAAAACAACCTGGCGTAACAGATGAAATGCTAGATGAAGATAAATCTTTAGCTACTAATTTATGGGCTGAATATCGTAATAAATCTATTGATGAAAATTTAAAAGATTTAGGAATTAAGAGAGGTAGTTCTGAACATAGAAAAATAGTTAAAAATTATTTGCATATTAAAAATAGATTAGATGAAGCAGAACAAGCTACTAATAATGTTGCAAAAGAATTAGAAAATATAATATAGCAAGGCAAGACTAATAAAGATGATGTATTTCTTCAGAAAGCTAGAGAATCTTATAATGCATTTGTTGAAAGTAAAAAATAGTCTGATGAAGATTATCAGTACAAAATGAACGCTACTCCAGAATATGCAGACGAAATAGAACAAGATTTTTTATCTACTTTACCTACTTTTGATGAATATTCAAATGCTGTATATGATATTACTTATCTAAAATTATAGAATCAAGCTATAACAGATTTGTATAAAGCTCTTACTAATAGAACTAAAACTTTACAACAGTTATCAGAGGATACTGGTTTAGATGTAGATCTCAGAAATATAAATAATATGAGAAACTACATTAAAAGAGAAAAAGAAAGAATAGAAAGAAACGTTCGACAAATAGTAAGTACATATGGTATACAAAATTTAGATTAGGCTCAAGATCCAGTAAATGCTGAATAGATAAAGAATTATGTAACAGCGTTTGTAATGAATAAAGCTGTGAGAGATAGATTGAGAGATCAAGCTACAGCTTATATTACTGGTAAACTTAAAGCAGAATCATATTAGGATATCAAAGGATATTTGTTCAAAGATTTATCTGAAGAGCAATAGGATAACATTATACAAGAATATATAGATAGAGCATTAAAAGAAGGTAAGCCTCAGCCTAGTAGAAAATCTATTATATCTAAGTATAATCAACAAGCTCAGATGAAGTATAATGATTTACTAGAATTAGCTGATCAGGAACGTGCGTCTAGAATTGTAGCCAATTCGTTATTTGCTGAACATCTAAGTAAATCAGTTAGATAGGAAAAAGTTGCTAGAAAAGAAAAAGAGGAAGCTGGTGAAGTATTACCACAAGAAGAAATAATAGAAAATCCAGCAGCTGCTACTGAAGACACTACTAAAAAACAACAAGAAAAAACAGAGGTTAAACCAGAAACTCCAATACAAGAAGGAATACAACAATAGCCTGTAGTACAAGAAACTAAAACAGAAACAGTAGAACCTGTAGTACCTGAATCCATGTCTACAGATGTAGATGATATTCTTAGAGAAGAAGAACAAGCTTTACTAAATCAAAAGGGCAGGCAGTTAGAAATAGAACCTAGTAGCGAAGATGTTCTAGTAGAAAGAGTTATAGAAGAATAGATACAATAGCCTGAAAGAGAAGTACAGGATATTATAGCCAGAGAAGAAAAAGTTGATGTAACTGTAGACGATGTTAGTCACGTAGAAGATAGCACACCTTCTCCACAAGAGCTAGAATAGGAAGATATACGTAACAGAACTTTATAGAATCCTGATGAAGTATCTGGTGTTAGTGAACAAACATCTGAAGAAGTACCAGAAATTGCTGTAGCTACAGATGCTCAAGAAGCAAATGAAGAACAGAACACTAATACAAAAGATAAAAGTAATCCAGTACCACCAACTCCAACTCAAGTAGAAGACAGCAAGCCTGCTCAGGATGCTCCTACTATAACTATAGTTGATGGAGGTATATATGTAAATGATGGAACTACTTTTATATCTGATGAAGTATTGGCAGCAGAAGCTCAAATGCTAGAAGATACTTCTACTGAAGTATATGGAGAAACTGGCTACGCTAATATGAAACCTGAAACTGTTACTAATAACTCTGATGCATTGAGTAATAGAAAGGTATAGAAAGTAAAACATGTTTCTAACACGTTTTTCTTCCAACCAGATGCTGCATCTCCAATGAATATTACTGTGAATGGTAAACCTATTACTTTTACTAATAGTAAAGGAGAAGTAATACCTGTATTACCAGGAAAAGAATTATCTAAAAGACTTTTAAAGAACGGTTGGATAAATTCTGTAAATGCTTATTATATAGTAACTAACCATAGATACGGAGACACTTCTCCATATATGCAAGCTATTCACTTAGTATTAGAAGATACTGATGGAGTAATGATAGCTTCTCTAAGAACTCCAGATTATGTAGATAAAGAAATAGCATCTGGTAATTATAATTCTGAACAAGTTCAGTAGTTACAAAAGTAGAAAGAAAAGTTAATAGAAATTAGGCAACAGATAGTAAATGCTTACCTTGGTAGTAATAAAACTATACCTACTACTATTATAAAGTCTGTTAAACCAGCTAAATTAAGAATAAGTAATGGAGAATTTAATAACCAAAAATCTCCAGAAGGAGCTCCTGTAAGACGTAAACTTACAGAAGTTAATGACTTTGGATTAGAACAAAATAACGTAAGAAAGTTAGATCAACAAGTAAAGGAATTGCAAATTGGTTATGGTACTGGTTCTGTAGAAGACTTTGTTACTGAACCTTTTGTTATTCGCAAATTAGGGTCTAATGACGAATTAGCTGGTAATGGTGTTGGTAGATCTGGAGCATTATATATATTCCCAAAAGCAGAACAAACACCTAATGGTTCTATAGCTCCTATTCAATTGTCTATACATAAATTAGATTATGATATTTATGGAGATGAAGTTGAATTGGGAAAAGATGGTAAGGTTAATTCTTTAGCTGAATTAGCATATAAGTTATTAATTGGTAAAGTAAAACTTGGTGGAGCTGAGCAAGATGTGCTTGATATTATTGTTAATAATGGTTCCAAAACCATTATTGGTGATGAAGTTGGAGAAAAATATCCATTTCTAATGGATAAAATGTTGTATTATCATCCTGAAGAAGGTAATACGCATATACAATTTGCTGTAAGAAATTCTAATGGTAGACACATAAAAGTAGAATTTGATCCTAGCAGAGCTTCAGAATCTCAGCATAAATTAGCTATAAGAAAAATAGCTAAAGATCTGCATTGGAATACAGATAAGTATGCTTTATTGGAACCTATACCAAATAGTATTGTTAGACTAGCTACTTCTTATTTTAAACAGTATCCGAATGCTAAACAATTTAAGATAGCAGGTTTAGAGCAATTAGCTTTTACTAGAGAAGACTTAGGAATAGGTACTGATAAAGGACCAGTGTCTTTACTTACTTGGTTAATTAACACAGGTAAAATTGAAACAGATTTAGGTGATACTATATACAGAGCTCCTTTCATATATACAGACGGAGTAGCTGTACCACAAGTTACTGAAACAGAATTAGCTAGTGCAAGCAAACAATAGCCAGTATAGAAATCAGCATAGAAAAAGGTAGAGGAAACTAACAATAAACAAGTAAAATTAGATAATAAACCTATTTCTACTACAGGTATAGAATATGTTTCTACTGATGAGAATTGGTCTGAAGAATAGATTAAAGATTGGATGAAAGCTAATTCTCCTCAATACAAATATAAAACTGGTAAATGGCAAATAATTCGTAGAAACGGTAAACTGCAAGCTGCTCAGAAATTAGCTAAAAGGGGTTTAACTTCACAAGTAAAAGGCGAAGGTAAATTAAATGTGGATGAAGCTAGGTAGTGGTTGCAAGACAAACTGGGCATTGACAAATCAGATATTGTTACTTCAGAAGCAGTATTTAGAATGGCTAATGCTCCACAAGTATATGGTGCTTTAAAAGTATGTATAGATAGACTCAGTGGTGATGCAGCAGCTAGAATATTCTTATCAGAACAATCTGGGCAAGGAGTAGAATTCCACGAAGGTTTCCATTATGTAAGTTAGTTATTAATAAATGATAAGCTTAGAGAACAAGTATATCAAGATTATGTAAAACAATATCCATATTTAAAAGATGCTTCTAAACAAGAAGTAGAAGAAGCTCTTGCTGAAGAATTTAGACAATATATGCTAAATGAAACCAAGCCATCTATAGCATATAGAATTAAAAAATTATTCAATGTAATACTTAAGGTACTAGGTATTACTAGGAATGGAGATTTAGTTAGAACTTTATTCAATAAGATACGCAAAGGAGAATTTTCAAAATATAAACCATCTAAGTACACATTAGAAGATTTTGAAAAAAGATTTGGTGGTGCATTATACTATTATGTTCCAGGAGTAGAGGATAAAGAATTAAAGAAAATGGCTTCTATAGCAGATGCTACTACTTTCTATGCAGTAGTAGATTCTTTAAATGCTACAGTAATGGATACATTTAATATTAGTAGTATTGAAGATTTACAAAGTTTACCTAAGAAGATTAATGATATATTCGATGATATTCTAACTACTAACTTAGAGTTAGGAATGTATGATGAATCCCAAGAACAACTTATCAAAGATGTAATCAACAACAAAGAAGTATTCAAAAAGCAAATAGATGATTATTTAAGAAACTTTAGCATTATCAAAAAGAATACTGAAGAATCAGAAGAACAAGAAAGAGAAGAAAGAGAGCTTGGAGATAATCCAGATAATACTTGGGATAAAGAAAGCTATACAATAAGTAAAAAAGCTAACGTAGCTTTCAAAGCGAAACTGTTCTTTTATTCTATTCCTAAAACTAAATACGAATTTGATCCAGAAACAGGTAATAAATACTTAGTAGAAGAGGAAGATGACTTGTTGATGACTACTAGATCTGAAGATTTCAATGTTGTGTGGAATAAGATATTAGAGAATCTATGGAACGTTGAAAGTTATTTAGACTTAGTAGATAAATGTTATAATCTTGGTAAAGTAGATCCATTCTTTATGACTGTATATAATAAGTTAACTTCAAAAGATGATCCTATTGATGAGGTCACTTAGACTCAAATATTAAATACAGTTAAAAGTGCAAAAAATAGTTTAACTGCAATAATTGTAGAAAGAAAGCAGATACCTTTTGCACAGAGAGGATCTGATGAACAAATAGAATATGCTACACAAGAATATTCTAATAAATTAAAATGGAGAATTCAGAATTCTGATGTATATAGAAAGATAAGTAGATTACCAAAGAAATGGTCGCAATAGTTCTTCTTGTCAGATTTAATTGATGTTAATGAAGATGGTACTAGAACTATAAATCAAGATAAGTTTCATTCTGCTGTGTGGAAACATAAAATATTAATAGATAATGTATTAAAAAAGAAAGATAAAACTTTGGATGATTATATTAAAGTTAGATCTAATTTTATAGATATGTGTAATAATCTATCTATTAATATGGATGATTTAGCATTAGACTATTTACTTACTAATGGAACAGGTTAGCCTAACATGCAATCATTTGAGAATTTCTGGAGATCTGCAAATGCTAGTACTTCTTTAACTAAAAGTATATTAAATAATATTAACATAGCTGCAATTAGAGGTACAAGTAGTATAAAATCCAGAAGTGGAGAAACTGCTAGAACATTTGATAGAATATTTACTAGTAGAAAACCAGATGCTTAGATAAATCTAATGGCTATAGCTTGGGGTAGAACACACCCATCTCCAGAAGAATTTAGTGTAACTGGAGCGGATGGTAATCTAGTATATCCTATTACAGAGAATAATTATATGTCAGACCAAATAAGATGGTTGAAATATAATTTGAACGGTAAAAGAGAATTATTAGGCAAAAATCCTTACTCTGCAAATTCTTTGTTATTACAATCTATAAACAGTAATGCTGATTTAATTAAATTAAATACTTATCTAAACTTAGAAGAGAATCTGCAAAACACTAATCGTGATTACTTTGGTATATCTCCTATAGAGGATTACTTATCTAAAATGACATTTGGATTTAATAATCACTTATTTTGTCCTACTATGTCTGATAAAAAGACATGGCACACTATAAGTGGTATTCAAATGGTCAAGGATTTCTTACCATCTACAGCTATCACTGATTACGAATACAATGAAAACGGAGATATAACTAGAGTTATATTTTAGGATCAAAAGAGAAGATTCTCAGATAGAACTTTAAATATATTCAAAGGATATTTAAGAGATGAATATAATGCTATATAGAAGTATTTTGCTACTAAACAAAGTGTTATAGATAATCCCAATCTATCTGTTGGTAATTACTATGGTAGTAAAAAAGGTAAATACGCTGATGGTAATGGTGGAAGATTTAGATATTTTAATAAGATAACCATTAATGGTGATACTTATAATTTAAATGAAATTCTAGCTAAAGCAGAATATTCTAATGACTCACAATCTATACAAGATATTCTTAATGTAATCAAATAGGCATTAGATAACGATACTGTAATTAAGGAAGCTATCAATGATTTATTAGTAGGTTATGTAAATAATGAAATATCAAAAGCTGTAGAGTTAGGTGTAATAGGTGAAGACTTAAGTAATAAGTATATACCTATAAACTTTGTAGAAGAATTTGAAAAAATAAGTTCTAAAACTGATAGTAGAGATAAAGGAACAGATGTGATATACTCTATCATAGCTTCACATGCCATCAACAGTGCGATTTCTACTATAGAAATAGAGAAATGTTTTACTGGAGATCCAGCATTATATAAATGGCAAAAAGAACTTATGGTATATAAGCCCAATGATGATTCATTTGTGCCTGTTATATCAGATGAAAGAACATTAGAAGCTTGGATAGATAAACATGACCCAGATGGAGATAAATCAAGTTATTCTGCTTATTATATGATAACTGGTAGAGATGTAGATAAAATTAAACGTCTATCTTCAGTATTGTCTACTGGAACAAACTTGAGAACTAAATGGGGAGATACTAAGGATTAGGAAGATAGAAGTGATTCTAAATTCCAAGTATTATAGTTATCAGATAATGAAATAGGATCTACAGTATATGATACATTATATAGTATGTTTAGAAAATCCTTAATAAAGGATATGTTCCAAAAAGAGTTTGGTGTTACTGATTAGCAAGCATTAAATGCCGTTAAGGACGATCATGCTATAGAAAGTACATTAGGTAGATTACGTAAAAAGAATCCAGATGCTATTAAGTTTATTGAACAACAAGCTAAAAATAGCGCTAAACCATATGCTGACGGAGAAATTAATCAAGCAGATGCTGCTGTTTACATCAGACCAGAATTCTATAAGAGATTGATGAAGTCTTTAGGAGAATGGAGTCCTGAAATCGAAGAAGCCTATAACATTATGGAGTCTGATGATAGCTGGTTGAGTGATACTGAGAAGTATCAAAAAGCAATTAAAGCTATTACACAACCTCTTAAAATGGTTTACTTTGGTGATCACTTTGATTAGACTCTTGGTATGAATGTAAATACGTTCGATAAGATGGCTTTGTTCCCGCTATTTAAGACTTTTGCTAAAGCTGATAATAAATATTTATACGATCGTATGAATGATGCTAGTAAAGGTTATATAGATATGGTAGCATTTGAATCAGCTATTAAAGTTGGTGGTAGAAAGAAGTTATCATTCTATAAAGATGGTAAAGTAAACTTGTCTGAATTAACATCTAATAGTGATATAGACGGCATTTCTGGTAAAGGATTGGCAACATATACTTAGGATTTAACTCAAATCAGATTACAGTTAAATACTGATCCACACGAACACCTTGAAAGATCATTTGGTACACAAGCTATTAAAATTGGTTTTGCTAACGTAGTAGATACTCGTACTTATGGAGAAAATAAAGGATTAGCTGTAAAAGGTTCTGAAATTAAGAAGAATATTATGGATGCTATTAATTCACTCTCCAGAATAGGTTAGAACAAAATAAAAAAAGAGTTCTTTACTAATGGCAAAGTAGATAATCGCAAAATAGTAAATTATCTTTAGAGATAGGCTACAAATTCAGGTATGTCTGCTGAAATAATTGCCAATTTAACAGTTGATGAAAATGGAAATATTATAGTACCAATTGAAGCTCAAAGTATTAGAGATTGGATTCAAACTAAGATAACTTCTTTTGTCAATAAAGCAGTAGTAGATGTAAATACTCCTGGTGGTTCTGCTATTCAGATGTCTTCATTTGCATATGAAGCTGTTGGTAGAAGTGTAAAAACTGATGCAGAATTAGGTTCAGCTTTTAATCAAGGAAAGAAATTAAAATTCTTAGCTAAAGAAGGTCATATGCAAGTTATACTTAGTGAAAACTTCTTTAGAGATATATTACCAGAAGAACTTAAAAACGCAAGTTTTTATAATAAACGTAAATGGTTGATTGACAATGGTATAATAGGTAGCAGAATAGTAGACGGTGTAGAAGTAGAATCTAAACCTTATGGTATAGGATATCGTATTCCCACATAGGGTTTGTCTTCAATGTTCTCGTTCCAAGTAGTTGATATTATGCCAACTACTATTGGTGATACAATTATAGTTCCTGAAGAATTTACAGCTATGACTGGTTCTGACTTCGACGTTGATAAACTTTATCTAGCTACATATACATATAAAGATGGTAAAAGAGTAAGTTCAGACGAAAAATCGGAACAAGGTTATGTTAATAAGTTGCTAGATAATTACTCATTAGTACTGACTGACTTTACTAATATTGCTGAAACTAGAGCTTCTATTGATACATTAACAAAGATTCTTCAAAAGCAGATTCTTCCAATAGTTCAACCAAAAAATACTGTAGAAGTAAATCCTATGTATGAATTAGCTCCTTCTTTCTAGCTTTCTAGAAAGACAGAGTATACTGGTGGTAAAGCTGGTATTGCTCCATTTGCACTTAACTCTACTAATCATGCGTTAACTCAATTTACTCACCTATGTATCAATTATTCTAATGCTAATAGATATAACTTAGGTCAGTTAGATTAGGTATATGGAGAAGATGATCAACGTATTATGGACTGGTTATCAGCATTGATTAACGCCCACGTGGACGTTGCGAAAGACCCATATATTATGGCTTTGAACGTAAACTCTATTACTTATAATATGACTTCTCTACTCATTAGAGGTGGTAAAGGTGAGAATACTTTCTACTTCTTAGCCCAACCTGCATTGCGTAGGTTTACTAAAGAAATGTTAGAAAGTAAAGGTATAATAGGTGCAGAAAAAGGAATAACTGAAAGAGATAAACTTAAATCTATAGCTAAAGAATATATGACTTCTTTGAGAGAAGCGATTGTATCATTAGATGATAGTGATTCTAATAAAGCAAAGTATGCATAGTATTATAATAGTTTAGCTAGTGAATATTCACTTCCATCTATAGAAGGATATGATGCTGTTGAGGTCAATTATAATGATGTGTTTGATAAGAAAGTAGCATCTGAAGCGTTAAAAAAACCAAAAGAAGTCAATGGATTATATCAACAAGTCATATCTATTAGAGCTTATCAAGATTTGTCTTCAGATACAGAAGTTTTATCAAATTTAGTTCAATTATCATAGATTGATACTAAGAAATTTGGTAATACCTTACCGTTACAGTTAAATTTCAAACGTAGATTAAATAGATATATAGATAATTATCAAAGTAGGTTCTATATAAATGGAGCTGATAACATAGAAAAACCTATAAACTATTACTTATCTTCTACATTCCTTAAGTAGAAACTAGATGCTGGTATAAATACTCCTAGAATATTATTAAGCGGACAGGTCATAGAAGCTACAAAAGGATATAAGACAATATTTAATGCTGCATGTGACTTCTTTTTAGGTAATTCTTCAGATAAAAACACTGTAGCTGAATTATCAAAAATATTAACTACCTCACTAAGAACTAAAGCTGTAGTGAATGCAGTTGAGGACTTTAATATTAGCGATAAGAAATTCCTTAATATGTTAAGAGGACCTAAAAGTATAGCTAAAAGGTTAACTTAGATTAAAAATGATTTAAGAAAACGTAATGATTTACCAGCAATTGCGTTCAATGGTCATATTAAGAATGAGTTACTTAACTATCTACAAGAATATGCATCTGATGGTACTAACTAGAAATATGATAGAATAGTAACAGCAGATAACGCTTTAACTAATACTGCTACTTATGAAAACAGATTATTGTCAGCATATCAAGATCTACTAGACTGTGAAGATGAAGGTATAAGAAAGTTTGCTAATAGATTGGGTGTATATGCTTACTTAACTAGTTTCGATAATAGAAGTACTGATTCATTCTTCGATGTAATAACTACTGCTTGGAAGAAACAAAAAGGTTATTCAGATGCAATTAAAGCTGCTATAGAAATACTTAATAATGATAAATTAGTAGGTATGGATTATTTTGGTTTTAATTCTGAAAACATGCAGAATAATAACTTTACAGAGTTATTTACAGAAATAACTAGAAATGCTTATAGAAATGATAAAATAGTTAAACCATATCAGTTAAGTAATTATGATAATAAGTATGGTACTCTAGTTCAAATAAAACCCGAATCTAAGCCAATACCAGCAGTATTTAGTAGTTGGAGAGCTAATCAACCGTTTATTAAGATTCAACTTAATCCTAATGACATCAATAGTTATATATTGTATCAGAAAGTAGCAACAGTATATCAAACTGATGAAAATGGTGATCCAGTAAAAAATACAAAACAATCTGTATATAAAATTATACCAGCTTTAGGTACTAAAGATGATAGAAAAGTTTACTATGAATATCAAAAACAATCTGGGGAACAATCTGCATTTGAAGAAAACGCTTTACCTAAAGAAGCTATTTGGAACAATGGACAAATAGAACAATTAGTCTAGAAATTTTTTGAACCTATGACAAATAAAAATCATACCACTTTAGTGTATGAATCTTCAGATGCTATAGTAATTAATACTGTAGAAAAACAAGAAATAGTTAGCTTTGAAGAGCCAGAAGTTACAACAGTAGGTTCAGATTTAGAAGCATCTAATGAAATACATAATACAGAAGATACTTAGTCTTCTACTATTTATGGAGAAGTAGACGAACAAATTTCTACAATAACGGTAGGACAAGATGATTCTGTTACGTTATCAGATATGCAAGTAGATATGGAAGATGGAACTTAGACTATAATAAGTGACGATGTATTGAATTTTACAGAAATAACTGATGATGTGTTTGGAGAAAGTCCATACTTTGATTCTATATTAAATGCTGGTATTACTCAGTATGAATAGGTACAAGATATAATTACAGATATGAATACTGGGACTGATACTGTTCAAGATATGAAATTTAATGATGAAGCTTATAAAAACTGTAAAGGTAAATAATTATGATTATATGTCCAAATTTTAGTGATAAGAATGTCCTAAAAGAATTTAATGAATTAAAAGAATTGGTAGGCGAAATTGGCGCCTACCATATCTGGAATGAAAATAATGGTAATCCTATTGATTAGACAAAAGATGGTAAACCGTCTAAGCTATTTTCAGACTTACTGTAGTATTATAATGGAGACAGAGCTGCTGCTATAAAAGGAAAAGCTAAAACCTTTACAGAAACGTTTAGTACGTGGTTTGAAGGATCTACAGCTATAGATGAAAACGGTGAACCTATTATTACAGAATTTGATGGAGATAGAGTGTTTGTTTCTGATCCAGAATATGATTCTACTAAAGAATTAACAGAATTAGATACATCTAAAATTAAATCTGTTGATAATACTGGTTCTTTTTCCGCTTCTGACAGTAGAATAAAAGGATCAGAGCTAGATGAATCATTGTAGTATTACTTAACTAATAGTCTAGATGAAAGGTATCAACAAGATGTACAAGAATATATAGAAGCATACAGATAGTATTTTGATAAATATGATTATGCTACTAAAGAAAATCTTGAAAAAGAATTAGAAAGAGTAATACAAAAAATACACGATGGTCTTAAAGCTAGATTATATACTCTGAATAAAAAAGACACCAATGTTACAGATGAATTTAAAGCAGCTTTAACATTACAAATATCTGAATTAGAAAATAGGACAGTAGATAGAATTTAGAATATAACTAACTTTATATATAGTACTAAATATGATATATTATCTACCATAAGACAAATCAGAGATGTGGTAAATGGAGTGTAGGATAAAATGACACTAAAGTAGCTGTTGGATTTAAAACAAGATTTCTTTAATTTTTATTGTCCAATGCTAGATGAATGTGTTAATACTTTATCTGCTACAGAAGAATATAAATACATAGTTGGAGAAAATCTATATAGAAATTTATTAAAGGAAGCAAAAAGAATGCAGACTATCCTAAATGTAGGAGCTAACAATGTTAATAATATGATTACTAAGTAGTCTGCTGAAGAAATTAGAAGAATTGGTATATCTGTTAATAGTCCAACTATAGAAAATTATATATAGGAACATCAAGAAACAGTAGGTAAAGATATATTAGCTATTACCGCTTGGGTAGGAGCTGGAGATAAAATTAACGACGAAGCTATTAGAGCTTTATTTCATATAACTCAAAATGCAGAATTTGAAGTTAATAGAGCTACTTATGAAAAGTATAATAAACTAACAGACCTGTTAAAAAAAGCTGGTACTTTTAATCAAAAAAAATTAGTAGAGCTTGATGAAAATGGTTTACCTACTGGATATCTAGTTAGAAAAAGAAACTATGGTAGATTTAACAATGACTATAAACAATTCTTAAAGTAGCTTAGAAGTAATTTAGGCATGTTAGATGTAGATGATTTACGCTCTGTAAATCCAACTATACGTACAGAGTACAATAAAAGAAAAAACAAATGGTTATCAGAACATTGTGAAAGAAAATATACTCCTGAATACTATGAACTATTTAACAATCTATCACCTTTAGCTGCTGATGCTAGAGAATTAGTACAAATCAAAATACACAAATTACTAGATACTGTAAAAGACGCTAATGGATTCTATGACACAAGTAAGTTATCAGAAGAAAATCAAAGTAAACTAAAGGATTTATATTTAGAAAAAAAATAGTTAGCTAGTATATATGGTATAGATGGAAAATTAAAACAAGGTGAAGAATATGAAATAGCTGTAGAACTAGCTGCATTAAATGATAAGTTGTCTAAAGGTATGGTTTTAAAATCAAATAAAGCATTATTTGATAAAATCAAGGCTGAAAAAAAAGCAAATTTATCTGAAGCTCAGTATCAAAGATGGTTATAGTATAATTCTAGAGATGAATATACTCAAGAATTCTATGATGATCTTGCTAAAGTAGAAAGATCTGAAATAAACAATGAATCAGATAAAAAGCTATATGAATAGTTGCAAGAAAGAAAAAGAGCTATACTTAAACAATTTAGAGATGATAAGACACATGAAATTGAAAAGTTAATACCAGGAGTTGCTCAAGCTGAATTAGATAAAATAGATGTAGATTTATATAGGATAAGAAAAAGAAACGGTAAAAAGAAAACTACTGGATTAAAATTTAACGATATAGCTAAAGTGATACCGTCTAAGCTGTTCTATAAACTTAGAGCTGATGCTATTGCTAATGGAACTTTAGCAGAATTTGAAATGACACATTGTAATAGAGATAGTCAAGGTAATATATATCCTAAATCTTATCTTACAACAGTTGTTCCAGTGAAAGAAAAATATATACTTAAAGAACAGCCATCTATTTACTTTTCAGAGGTAGATTAGAATTCTCCATTTGTTAATAAGAACTACAAACCAGAAGTTGAAGACTAGGGAGAATACTATTTGCCTAAATTAGAACTATACGATAATTCAGAAGCATTTAATAAAGTATCTTCAAATGAAGATTTACATGAATTATACAAAGAATGTGTGAATACTCTTAAAGAATCAAATAGCAAACTTACTAATCTTACTAATTTAAGTTCATATAGATTGCCACAAATATCAGGTTCTATGTGGAGATATGTTAGAGCTAGAGGTTTTGAAGGTTTTAAAGAATATTGGAAAGATAAAGTATCTACTAGAAATGACGATACTGGTTTAAACGATGAAACAGTAGATACTGGCACAGATAAATTATATTTTGTTCCACAGAATTATGTTAAAAGTCTGGATGATCCTTCTACTATTACAGCTAATACTGTTGGCTCTATAGTAGAGTATTTTAAAATGGCTGAAAACTTTAGAATAAAAAGTGAACTCAAACCTAAAACCGAAGCTATCTTACAATTTATAGGTAATAGAGATGTTAAAAGTAAGTACAGAGGGAGAAGTAAAAAAGGGCAGGAATCTAATATATATAAGTTTGCTAAAAGTTTCGTAGAGATGAATATATATGACATTAAGACTAAATCTGCTATATGGGATATCAAAGAAAGAGATTATTCTATACTAGGATTTAAAGGTCATATAAAACCTAGAAAAGTTAATTTTACTAAATTAATGCTAGGATTAAAAGCATTAGGAACTACCGTAAATCTAGGTTTAAATATTATATGTGCTACTACCGGCTTTTTTACGGCAGTTTATAATGATATAATTAATTCGCTTTCTGGTAGGTATTATAGTTTTGGAGATAGTATTAATGGTGCTAAAGCTTTGATTGTAGACTTATTTAAAAATAATTTCAGTTTACTTAGTGATTATCACAATAGTACATAGATGAAACTAATGGAATATTTTCAAGTAGGTGCTGAAATAAAAACAGATAGACTTAATCTATCTACTTTTCAAAAACAAATAGCTAGAAACTGGGCTTTTGGAGTATACTCTTTAAGTGATTATGTCGTAAAGGGTCATATACTAAATTCTGTTATGTACAACTATAGATACGTAAATGGAGAGTTTCTTAGTAGCGAAGAATTTAAACGTAAATATAGTAACGACGAAGTAATGTTAAATCAATGGAACACATTTAGATCCTCTAGAGATTTAGTAGAGTATAAAAATGGAAATATCGTAACCAAAGACCCTGCTTATCAAAAAGCCTGGGATGCTAAAAAAGAAACCATTGGTAACACTGCTAGAAATTTAGCTCAATCTGCTGATGGTTAGCTTACTCCACTATAGAAAACTATGTTAAGTAGTAATATTATAGGAAGTTTAGTAATGATGCATAGACAGTTTATGCCTATTATACTTCAAGAAAGATGGGTATAGAATAGACAATGGGATTATAGTTCTCAAAGATATAAAGAGGCTTTGTTTAGAGTTCCTTTTAGTATTATTTCTGCAATAAGAAGAGATACTAGGAATATTAGTTTATGGTAGAAGTATATGTAGAATTCTACATACGATTAGCGTAGAGTAATAAGACAATTATCTTTAGAACTAATAGGTGTACATATATTGCATTTCTTCTTAATGCCAATAGCAAAGGCTTGGGCAGATGATGATAAAGATAATATATTAAAACAATTATTAGCTTTTGCTTTAGTAAGAACAGATTTTGAAACTGTGATGTCTTCTACCCCTTGGGCAATCCAAGACGCTATCTCAACTATCAAAACTCCATTCCCCATTTATAGTTATTATGATAACTTTTCTGCATTAATTTCTACTGTACCAGCATGGGTACATAATCTGATTAATAATGAAGATGAAAAAATAGATAGAGGTGCTTATAAAGGTTTTTCTCCTACTTTTAAATTTGGAATGAAAATAACTCCGTTTAAAAATATATGGGAATTATAGGATATACCTTCTAAAAGAAGATATTACGAAACTCAAATTGCAAATAGAGATTCTGATTAATGAAAAAGGCTGGATTATTTCCAGCCTTTTATTTTTAACAAGTACAAGTATAATCAGAGCAAAAGTCATTTGACTTAAGCAAATCATCAAATTGATCTAAGTAGTCTTTCCAAATAACAACTAAATCTTTTACATCTAAATAACTATCAGTAAATCTACCTTTTTTACAGAATTCTAATTCTTGTATTTTATCTTTACTAACTTTAAATGAAAAGACAATATAAGATTGTTTATTTATAGTATAAGGAAACCAGTTATAATATGTTTTATTACAACTGATTTCCTCTATTTTTTTAGATAGTTCATAATGACTACTAAACTTATAAACTAAATATAATTTTCCTTCAGAATTGTCTCCTTTTAAATTTGTATACATATTTACAAATGCTGGACAATTAAAGTAAGATATCTTCGCTTCTATAAAATCACTTAAAAATATTAAGCATTTATTATAGTTTTTCAACACCATCACCTTCGTAGTATTCTACTGAGTGATCCCATTGATCTGTACTGATATGATATGAAATTTTCTGTAAAGAATTGTTAATTAAATCAACTTTCTCACTGAGTATTTTATCATTTTTCATGTTAAACACTCTAATTTGATTTTCAGAATCTTTACCTATAGCAATAATATATGCTTCAAAATCATATTCTTCAGAATTAAGATTTAATATCTCTTGCATATACCATTGAATTGCTAATCCATAATAAGCAATTTGTCTGTAATAATCATATTCTTCTACAGAATGTGCAAAATCATAGACATTTACAGTTGTTTTTAAGTCAATTAGAATTATCTTCTTATTAACATGATCAAAACATACTCTATCTAGTAAAGATTTACATTTAATATTATTGATTCTATTAACTTGCCAGTTAATATGAAATTCATTATGAGTTTCAAAAGTAGATGGTAAATTAAAAAGCAATTCATTTGCTTTCTTGTGATTCTGAATATTTTCCTTAATCTTCTTAAGCATTTGTAAATCAGCAAAGCTAATTATCTTCTTATTATCATCTTTCTTACTCAAGTATTCTAAGTAATCTTGATAAATCATAATAAGACCTTCAGCTTCTTCAATACATTTTTCATCAGATTTCTTATTACTATAAGCTTTTTTATAAGCAGATAGTTTAAGCTTATCTTGAGATTCTAATGGATTTACTTGCATGAGTCTATGATACTCATCTAATAAATCCTTTTGCTGTTTTACTTTAGGTGTTGCAAAATCAAGAATAATGTAATCTTTCCAGAATTCATCTGGTTGAAGTAAATATTCATGAATCATTGTTCCTTTTTCAAGAAAAGAAAAACTCATTCCTTCTTCTTTTCCATCAAGCATATCACGAAAATATCTAGGACCTTTTTTAATAAACCATCCTATTGCAGAATTACTTACTCTACTCTTATCTTCGTAATAAGGAATACTAATATCCATCTTATTCTTTAACATACTCTATAATTACTATTTCTTCTTTAGCCTGTATTGCTAAAGTATTATCAATAACATTATTGAACATTGCTTCAATTGCAATACGTTCATTATCTATAACAATCTCTTCTACTTTCATAGTTTAATCTTCTATATCACTAATTACAGCTGATTCAGGAACTTCTGCTGAAGTATCCCAAACTATTTCATCCTCTTTATCTTGTTGTAGTTCAACCTCTTTAAAAGTTTTAAGCCAATCTGCTACATTATTATTGTAAGCTTGACTAATAAGCTTTTCTAAGAATGCTTGCTCTACTTGTTTTTTTTCTTTTTCGGTCATAATATCTAATACTACAAATTCATAATTCTTTTTAAAATTATAACAATCGTCTAATCTAGAACAATTATATCTTCCAGAATTTACATCACTAGATCCATCATGCCAATGTCCATACAAATGATATTTACTCTTTCCAAAGGAGAAAACATCTAAAGCATTATTGCAAAATGGATTGTCATGTGTCAGTAGTATATCACATTGTGGTATATCTTCATAAGTATCAAATTTACTGAATGACCATCGGTCTTCCTGAAATTCAATAGGTTTAATCCAAGGAGTTCCATAGAATTTAATATCTTCATATGTATACATTTCCTCTATAAGAAATATTAATTTACCTCTAGATAAAATATACATATGATCTTTAAAAGAATTCCACTCATTTTGTTTATACTTATATTCTAAGTAAAAATCATGATTACCTGGTATGACAATTACCTTTTTACAAGGTAATTTATCTATCCACTTTATGAATTTAGTTTCCCACCAATGTTTAGATGCTTCAATGTTTCTTTGAACATTTAATGCTACTATATCACCACATATACATAGTACATCACATTTAGGTATATTATCAATAAGATTACCATGTATATCACTTATTCCGCATATTTTCATGTTTAATAAGTTTAAAGGCTAGAATATATCTAGCCTTGTTTGTTTTCATGCTGCATCACAACATATTTCCTCATCGTCGTCATCGTAATCAATCTCATCCTCATAAAATGCTGTAATTGGAGTATCACCAGACTTTCCTTTAGTAGATATATTCATAATATCTATTATCTGTTGAAGACTAATATCTTCGTCTTCTAGCATCTTAACTTCACTCATAAAGGAAACAATATTATCCATAGATAATAACTCAATATTATTCTTACAGAATTCTACTACTTCTTCTTTATTTTTAAGGTTAAAGTCATCTGCTAACATAGGTAAAAATGCAGCATTCTCATCAGAAGAATAACGACGTAAATAACGAATACGTGAGCAACGATCTTGCATATACTGACTAACTCTACTTAAATCATTACAAGTCATGATTACTAGTTTTTGTGCAGTTTTTTCAACTCCATCTAGAAAGTCTAGCATATACTCAGTTTTAAAGTTCTTTTCAACTTCATCAAACAAAACACATACAGGAGTATTAAAAGACTTAAAGAACTTAATCAATCGACCTTCAGGATATTCAGGATTAACTACAATAATAGGTAAACCTGACTCTTTTGCTAGTACTTTAGCCATTACAGTCTTACCTGTACCTTTAGTACCAGCTAACATAACTCCAGTAGTATTTGTATTTGCTTTAATAAAATAGTTTATAATACGTTTCTTGAATATATCATCTGCCTTAGTAGAATAAACTTTCTTAGGTAGATTTAATTCTCCATTTTCTTTAAATATAGGTGAATCTTCCCAACGATTCCAACTTAGATCATATACTTTACCTGGTATTAGATCGTAATCTGCTCCTTTAGGTTTCGCAACTATATTTTCTCCTATTTTAATAAATTCATTATTTGCCATAATCTGAAAATTTAAGATTTTAAAATGTTGATTAACTCATCAACTTGTTTTTTATTTTTTACTAAGTAAAACTTAGTATCTGGTTCATTCAAGCTTAAATAGTACTTGAATAGTTTTTCTCTGTTTGCCCAGGCATCGTTAGGAAATCCTTTACATTCTATTACAAATCCATTTCCTACAAAGTCTGGTAAATAAGTAATAGCTCTAACTATAGAGCTATTATAAACAAACTTAGGAAGCAGAATATATCTATGTTGTTCATATTCAGCTGATATACCTGCTTCTTTTAGTTTCTAATATGTATATGCTTCTAGCTTAGATCGAAACACTATTCCATCTATTTCTTGCTTAGTAGCATTACGTACTTTTTTATTAGACTTTTGTTTCAACATAATTAATGTAATGTTGTACGCTATCTTTTGTTAAATGTATATTTTCAATCCGTTCGTGTATTTTTCCGCTTTCATCTGTATAAGCAATATTTGTTGAAAAAGTATAATCCTTTTCATTTTTTACTGCTTTAAATAGTTCTTTTAATGAACTCAATACAAACTTACGTTTATTATTCCATTCATTAAATTCACCGTGCAATAACTTGCTAATTGCTACAAACGGTATTAATAATAATTTTCCGATAATAAGAACTAAATCGAAAGGTAAAGACAGTACTTTACCTACAGCTTTTAACAGTTTCATTTAACCAATTTTTTATTTCTTCAAAGCTATTAGCTTTAATAGCATCAGATACATCTTTAGCTTTGAATCTTTTGTTAACAAATAGTGCTTCTAAGCCTGTTTCCTGGCTTAATTTACGACTTCTTTTTACTCCAGCTACATCCCTATCAAATAGTATTATAATACGCTTAAAACGCGTCTTAAGTTGCTCTAATACATCTTTAGGAATAAAGGTAGATTCTGAAGATGGAGAAATAGCTGGATAACCCATTTCATACAAACACATAACATCTTTCATGGACTTTGTGATAAATAGTATATCACCTTTCTGAGGCAACTGCTCATAGCCTTGGATGTCATAGTCCGTAAGATTGTTTCTCCACTTAGTATATTTATCTGCTAATGGTCTATATATCTTAAAATTATTATAGACCTTATATGCATACATAGGATTTTCTCGTTTATAAGTACCCTTTACTATACCATTACATAAATAATATTTAATACTATTTACATTAAATTTCTTTAGAGTATCTATTGAAATATTAAACTGCTTCCAGTAATTGATGTCTACATCAGTAAATTCTTGGCGTACTACACCAATTACTGTTTCAGTTGACGGTATATATTGCTTAGAGCTAACGAGTTTAGTGTTATTAGTAATATTAAGTTTATTTACTATGTCAGACAATATATCATTATACTCTGTTTTACCAGTAAATAATGATACAAACTTAATTACATTACCACATTCACCTGTTCCATGATCTTTAAAAAGTAGTTGTTTAGTACGTTTACTATAGTAAATACCAAATGATGGATTTTTATCCTTTCTAAAAGGACTATTGTATATCATACCTACTTTAAATTGACCTATATATTTTGCATATATATCATACTCTGTTACTTTAGAAAGTATCCAATCTATAGTAATATTATCTGGGAGTTTTGCTCGCTTTCTACTATACATATGCAATTTTGTTTTAGTTTGCTACTAGTCGGGAATCGAACCACGCCTATCCAGAGATAGATTTTATTTACTTCTGCCACTCTGATTATTAAAAAAATAAAGCATTATGTCCATAAATTATCTAATATCCTTAAATTGATAGTTCCATGTAGAATTGTCAGTTCTCCTAGTAGTTGGAAACTATTCGACTTTATCAAATAGCTCCTTTATTCTTTTTATAGTCTCTTCTGCATCTTCTTCCGTCAAAGCTTCACCAGTTTGAATGTAAATGTCAGAAGTAGACTCTTTTTTTATTGGTCTAATTGAATGTCCATATCCCCAATTCATCATAAATTTAGCATTCCAGAATTTAAACATCCAATATCTAAAGAACCAAGGAGATATTGCTGTAAGAACTTGTCCTTTAATTAAAGGATCTTCAAATTTCTTAATTACAACTTCTACTCCAAGATATTTAACTTTTTGACCATTTAGAGTACCAGGATTTTCATTATCTGCATACGCAGATATTTGTACTCTATATCCTTGAGATTCTAGCATATCTATAATTCTCATTGCTGTATAAGCTCTAATCATTAATGCTTTCGCTGAACACCAGCAATTTTCACATATAGAAATATGAAGTTTAACGAACTTACCAGTACCTACACCATGTGTAGGTATTCTCTTTTTTAGGCTAGGTAGACCTTCTATATACCGATCAAAGTTCATATCATCTCCATCAGAATCATCATACTTATATTTATGTTTACAACCACCTAAGTTTATATCTTTTTCTATCTTCTTTAGATTTTCTAGACCTTCAGTATAATTATACTTAGAGCTATGTATTTTCTCTAATGATAATCCTCTGAAACTAGGATCGTCATTATTTTCTATGTTTTCTATTTCATACGGATTACCACCTTCAATATTATCACATTCTCTATAAAATTCATCTAATGAATTTATATTAATGTTTAAGTTTAATTCTTCCATTATGCCGCTGCTTTAAATGTTGCCCAATTAGAACCTTGCTTAATAGCTATATCTATAGCTCTTTTAAGTCTATTGCTTTCTACCTGTTTAACATACTCTCCTACTATTTTCTTTTCAGTATCAGACCAATTAATAATAAGTAAATCTTTCCAATCAGACATACCTATTTTTTTCATCTTTTCTGCTGCTTGAATCATACGAGTAGAAGCAATACGACGTAATGAATTTATTTTGATACAAGCACGTAATAAATGTATATAATCTCTTACTTCTTGATCAAACTGTGACTCATATTTTTTAGAGTAATCTACTTCAATTATAGCTCCAGTAAATCGGTCAATTGTTGAAGCATCTAATTGGTTATTAGCAACATACTGACGGTCTGCTCCATTACCGAAAGTATTTGATGTAGCAACGATAATACACTCAGAATGTCGTAAGACAGTTCCTGTTGTAGTTTCTATTTCACCGTTTGCTAATGCTGCATTAATAACCTGTGCTACAGATGGATCGAGTGCTGTCATCTCATCTATAAGAATCAGTGACTTCTTAGCATAGAATTCAGCAAATTTAGTTGCTTCACGAGTAGGATATTTATATCCTGTAAATTCTGTTGCAGAAGTACCAATACCACAAGAGATACATAAGTAAGGAATATCTAATTCCTTAGCTATATTACGAGCAATAGTTGACTTACCACAACCAGCTGGACCAACCATCCAGATATTGTTCATACCAGCTTCAATTAACTTCTTAAGTTTATCTTCTGGTTCTAATGATTGGAAAGAAAATTGTATTTCTTTTAGACGCTTTTCTTCTTCTTGCTTTTTCTCTAGTTTATCAACTAATTCTTTAGCATCTTCTTTATTTCTAAAAGTTTCTTTTAGACGCTTTTCTTCTTCTTGCTTTTTCTCTAGTTTATCAACTAATTC